GATTAGTTTTGTCTAAAATTTCTGTGTCGTCTATTATATAATTAATCTTTAATAATGGATTTTCATTAATATATTTTATATCACATTTAAAGTTTATGAACGCATTATAAAACTCTTTCCCGGAATTGCTAAAACTTTTAATTTTATCTAGCTTAAAGGGATTCGTTTCTTCTAATTTAAGATTTTTAATAAAGAATTTCTTTATTATATCTTTATTTTTATCATTAATTTTAACACTAATAATTGTAGTATCCAACAAATATATTTTTTTTAGAATATATAAAATGTTGTTAAATAATAATATATCCTGCTCTTCGCTTTCAGCTAATGTTTCAATATTTGTTTTATCTGGATACACATATTTAATATTTTCTTTTAATATTTGCTTCTGCATTTCTGGAGTATTGAGCAAGTTAGGACGATTATAATAATTACCATAACTTGCTTGTTGGCTATTCTTTGACGCTGATGCTATATTATTTTGTATAGTTTCAAAAATTGCATCAATTTTTTTCTCGTCCAAAAAATAGCGATATGTTTCAAACTTATTAAGATCAATATTTGTTTCTGGACCTGAGTTAATTTTTAACATAATATTGCTTAAATTAGTTCGAAACTCAAGCATATCTGCAGTCTTATCATTAGTATTTTCATATACTGACTTTAAATAAGACATTACATTTTTTCCAATTAATATTTTTACTGTGTCATCAAATAATGTATTTATTTTTTCATTTATTTTTTCATTTATTTTTTCATTATTAGTTGGTAAGCTAGTTATATCAGTTATAGCAGTTATATTTGCTTTTAATAATTCTATGTTATCTTCTTTTTCGTCCACAGAATCATCTGCATATTTCTTGCTATACTCTATAGACTCTAGTGCAAAATTAAAAATTTGTGTTAATACTTTAATTTTAATAGTATTATCAGTATAACGTAAAATAGGTTTATAAAATTCATTTATAATTTGTTCTGGTTTTGAAGAGGCAAAATTTTTAAACTCATATTTATTTTTTTCTCCTTTAGACCCTCTTATACTTTTTAATATTTCATTATCAATATAATAATTGTCTTTCACCATATAAATATGATTATTTTCACTTAAATCAACAGGTAATCCATTATTAGAAATCTCAGCAAAATTTTGCAATAATATTTGGGTTATATTAGTAATAACAAATTCTTTTTCCTCATTTTCATCATTATTTGTTAATTTGATGTTTATTTTATATACTTTTCTTGATATACCGGCCATATTATATCTATAGTTAATATAGATAGTTAATATTTATTAATTAAATTACTTAAATTAATTAATAAATTATTTACTATTATTACTTAGTGTTATTACTTACTATTATTACTTAGTATTATTACTTACTAATATTACTTACTAATATTGTTAAAAGCCTCTATTTTTTCTAGTTTTTTGTAATTATCGATTTGACCGCGAGCTTTATTTAATATTTCATATGCTTTATTAACTTCTTCTTCTGAAATTACTTTATCTTTATTTGTATCAATCATTGAGGCTAATTTTTTGTATTTCTCCGGTAATATGCTATATTTTGATTTTTCATTAAATACGAAATTTGCTAAAATTATAAAAACGGCCGTTATAGCAAAAGAGGTTAATAAGTCCTTTGTAGCAATAAAAGAAATTGTAAAAATAAGGACTTCACGGGCTATATTTTTAAGTATCATTTCTTGTCCATTTGTTAATCTTAGCTCAATATATCTTGAACCAATATTCATAAAAATCATAAATATACCTAACAATATTTTACTTGTGCTTACATTTTTCAGAATCTTAATCGGACTATATTTTTCTAAAAAACCATTATTTTTTTTTAATTTTTTACCCATAATAGTATATTATAATAGCATTATATTATTTTTATAAAATATTATATATTAATAAAATTCATATTAATTCATAATAATTCATATTAATTTTTTACTTATTATGTATTTGTTTTGTATTAATTTTTTATTTATACTTTGTCCGAGTAAAAATCCAAAAAAATTAGGAATTAATTCAGCAATTGAACCATGCCATCCGTGTATTGTTGAATTTTTTACATTAAATAGTTTGTCAATAATATTTAGAGGTTTTTTAATTCCACGATAAACAGTATAGTTATAATGTGGGTTGTTTTTTTCATTGTATCCACGTGGTGGATATTTTAAACATCCCCCTATATACTTTTTTACAATATTAGGATTTATATCTAATATATGTTCAGCAAACTCCCATAAAATACCTAAACATTGAAAAGTATAAAAATAAGAAGGAAATATTAATCCAAGTATTATAAATAATATAAAATGATTTAATTGAACTCCATAGAATTCATTTCTAATACAAGTTGTATTAGTTGAACACGGACAATCTTTTCCATAAATATATGCCCAAAATAAGAATATTAGACAAAACAATATAATTCCATTTTTATTATTGTATAATTTGATAGTATGTGCATTAAAAAATATCAGATTAGAATCATTATAATCTTTCATATTATATACATTATAATATTTTATTAAACAACTTTATTTAGTAGTTTTTACAAATAATATAATCTTATTTTTTTATAATAGTATAATATGTTTCAATTAAGCCCTGCTCTACTAGATTCTGAAAATAATAATTTAATAGAAACAAAATTAACTAAGAAACCATCATCTGGTTTAAATAAAACTTTAAAAAAGAAAAACGTGGAGTTTGATGTTGCAACCACAAAGAATAATGATGCTACTAAAAATAAAATAACAAGTTTAGGAAATCTAATGTCACAAATTCACAATAATAGTGAAGAAGATGATTCTTATAACAGTACAAATTATCAATCTAATTTAATAGACGAAACTATTAGCACTTCAATGACTGATAGTTTAAATAGTGAATTAGCTAAAATACAAAAAATGAGAGAAACAGGCAACAATATACCGCAAAATACTTTTTTGAGCAATGCAAATAATAATGCTAATGCATTATATAACTTGGAAAATTCCAACGTATTAGGAAGTTTAAATTCAGCAAAAAATAGCTTAGCGAGCTATAATGAAAGTTATAACGTTGGCACCAACAATCAAATTGAAAGTCCTGTAATTTTTGACAATAATAATAATAAACTATTAAAAAAATTAGATTATATAATACATTTATTAGAAGAGCAACACAATGAGAAAACTAATCACATTACCGAAGAACTAATTTTATATTTATTTTTGGGATTATTTATATTATTTGTACTAGATTCCTTTGCACGAGCAAGTAAATATCGCAGATAAGTAAAATATTATATTATGAAACTTTTTTAAAAATAAATAAAAACTCATTGATGTGATCAATGGAATCTAGTGATTGTTTATCTTTTACAATAAATCCCTTTACTTTAGCAATAGCTACTATTTCTTCAATAGTTGGCATATATAAGTTTATAATGTTTTTACGAACACTATTTGTTTCAACATTTTGGAAAGTTTCTTTATAATACGAATATGGGTTGTTTAAATAGTCAAGTTTTGTTAATTCGGCAGTTTTATTAGCATCATTAGCATCATTAGCATTATTAGCATTATTAGCATCATTAGCATCATAATCCTCATTTTTTTCATATTCACATACATATTCTAAATTCGAATTAATTTTGATTAAATTTCTTGTAATAACATTATTATGCTTTTCTGGATTATATAGGACTGTTTTGTCATTTTTATAAATAATAAATGGTTTAAACTTGTCTCTATCTATAAGGTGTATTATTAATAGACCGTCACTTGTTAATAATAGCGAACAATTATCGAAAAAGGTGTCTTTATCTTTAATATAATATATAGTTTTATTTAGACATATTATATGTGTAAATGAACTATAATCATATAAATTATTATTGAGTATATCTCCAACATTAAAATTACAATCTGGATATTTGGATTTTGCTGCTGCTATCATTGTTTTAGATTTATCAATACCAACAACATCATATTTCATTTTATCTAATAAACTTACGTGATAGCCTGTTCCACATCCTACATCTAAAAATTTAACAAATTTTTTGTTTTTAGCATAATTTAGAATTATTTTTAATTGAGCAACATCCCGCTCCTTATTTTCGTGAATATTATCATAATATTTAGAATAAAACAAATCAAAAACTTCGCTGTCTATTTTGCTTTCAAATCTTTTTCCTGATGTCATATCATCATAGTTTTCATAAGTAATATGTTTATAATTTACTAAATGAACAGCTATGATTATTAAAAGTATTATAAATAATTTGTGCAATAATGGCAACTTAGCAAAATCTTTATAGGCTTTATAAATAAACTTCATTATTATTAATTGTTAATATTATATTATTAATATTATATTATTAACTATTATTACATAAATTATTACATAAATTTTTAAAAAACATTTTTATAATTAAACATTTTTTTATAATATATAAATTTATGTATTATATTAAAATTTTTTATGTATTTCATAAGTATTAAATAGTATTGCTAGTTATGGAATCATCTTATATAAATGATGATAGACAATCATTTAAGAACATAACTTTTTCAAAGTTTCAAAAATCAAAAGCTCGACTAGAGCTAATTAAAAATTTATATGATGAAAAAATCGAAAATGCGTGTTATTGGAGTGCAGAATTCATATGTGCAGGACATTTTTTGGATTTATGGGATGTTATTTTATATTATTCTTACAAATATATACATAATGGTAATCCAAAATTAACATTATATTTAAATATGCGTTATAACAATTTTGTAGCTATTTTAAACAATGGTTATAGCGACAATATTATAAAAATGAGAAACAATGACAAAATTCGTAAATTATTTTGCGAGCTAATATGTGTGCTATGTTATTCACATAAAAAGAATGTTATATGCGACGTAAATTTAGACAAAAATAATTCATTTGAACTATCTTCTATGAGTGAAAAATTCAAAGCCCCGAATGTAACTTATACAGAAGTTATATTAAAACACGACGACCCAAAAGAACTAATTATACCAATAAACGAAATGGTTTATAATTTAATAAGTAAAAATATTATTCAAGTTTGTTATTGGTATGAGTGGCTAATAGAATATGAAAATATATGCACTAAAAAGAAGAGAAAATGTATTTGCGAAAATAGAGCATATGCTCCTCACGGACATACACACGACTTAATATGGATTGTATGGGACATACTATTTTATTATAGCGACCCGTCAATAACAGATAAAAAATATAATATTAGCACTAGCAATAGCACTAGCATTAGTAGCACTAGCACGAGCATTAGTAGCACTAGCACAAGCATATTAAAACATAAAATAATACAAAATCTCTTTGATTTATTTGTAATTAAATACAATAATAGCGTTAAAAAAAAACGAAAATATATAATATATTTCGCATTTACTTTATTAATTGAAGAATTGAATTATTCAATCAATATAATTGAAAACCAAGAAGCAGTCCAAGTAATTGTTTCAAAAATAAACTCGGTTTATAAAGATATTAAAAAAAACGAGGAAATTCCAAATACAGACTATTTATTTAATAATCTAAATAAATCCAATTTGGAAAAATCTATTGAAAAAATGGACTTGTTTAATGAATTATGCTAATTAGATTAGGCTTTATAAGTATATACGTGTAAAAAATATGCTCGCGAACCAACGTCTAATGGTTTAACTGCTACAATATGTTTAGAACTACTAATAAGACGTATAATCTTAGCACGGCTGATTTTTAAATCTCTATGTAGTGTTCTTAACGAGAGATTTTTTCCATTATGCATTTTAAGATAATCTTCTACAATAGCACACGTTAACATTTATATATTAGTGTATGTAAATAATACTATTTTAATCTTTAAATGAGTTTAAAATAATAATAATAATAATAATAATAATGGGTAGCTATTAGTTTCTATAATAAAACATAATTTTGTAGCCTTTTGTAAAGTTATAGAGCTCAGGTTCATATTTAGGGTCCTCTTCAAACTCCCAATCTTTATCAACATTTATCATTTTTTTCCAATCAAAACGCGACAATTTTGATAAACTGCTACCATCAAATTTATATTCTAGACCATTAACTGTTAATACACTAACAAAATGGCTATTTGCTTCAGGGTCAAAATGGTCTTTATTTGTTATAATTAACGAATCTAACACATATGTATAACTAATAGACTGCGCGCTTTTTAAAGTAATAGTATTATTAAATGTAGATCCACTTTTAAAATCTTCTAATATAATAATGTCTGGTATAATTGGTATAATTGGCATAACATTAGTATTTGATGCCAAAAACTTGCTCTGAAGAACATCATCAATAGCAACTACTTTAGTTATTGAATGTTTAAATAATTTTAATGTATTATATTTCAAATATTTTAAGATTGTTTCATAATACGTAAGAGGATTTCCGGGGTCTTCAATATTAGGTATATCATATATTTTATTACTATTATTAATCAATAAGTCGGGATTTATAGAATTAGTAGGTTTATTTATAATTGCATATATGTGATAAACAAAGTAATTTGTATTTAATTTATCTGTTAATGAATTTATTTTATCAAATAGTATATTGGATTTCGTGGTTTGATTATACGAGGCCTCAATAAATAAATTTAATATAAAAAATATTTTAGCGAATTTTTCAGGTATTAAAGTCGAGTCGATTTTTTTACCTGTAATCATTAACTCTCTGAAAAATCTGAAAAATTTCCTGCCTTTATCGCTGAAGAAAAATGTGACAAACATTGTATTGAACCAACAATTAGATAAAAACTGAACAGGTGGTATAAATCTTGTTACATCTAAATGTTTAGATGCCTTTAGATTATGTAATAATGCAGACTGAACCTTTTTATCGTTATATGCAAGGCAAGTGTTGTTTATATTTATATGTAATAGGCTATCGCACAATTTGATAGACATTTGAGGAAGTGTTTTTAATGAGCGAATTACCAATTTATTATTTATTGAAGGAGAATACGAGCGCCTTTTACTTACTACTTTAGGTGTAGAACTTTTTCTTGTTGTATAACTCATTCTTGCTAATGGTTTAAATATTTTTTCTGCTTTAACATCATAATTATTTAATATAGGTTTAGTTTTATTAGCAATAACTTTTTCAATACCTTTTTTATCTGCATTTTTTCTAGAAGGCTTCTTTTTATTATTTTTATTATTTTTATGATTTTTATGATTTTTATCCTTTATATGCTTTGCTTTCTTCTTTGTATTATGTTTTATATGCTTTGCTTTCTTCTTTGTATTATGTTTTATATGCTTTGCTTTCTTCTTTGTATTATGCTTTGCTTTCTTCTTTGTATTATTTTGCTTTATTTGCTTTTTCTGCTTTTTATGTATGCTTTTTTTCAGTTTGCTTATACTTTTTTTGTTTTTTTTGTTCATATTATTTTGTTTATTATAATAAATAAATAAAATAATATTATATAAAATAATATATAATGGAAAAAGCAAGGACTAATTTCTCATCTACATTACAAAATTTATCTCAAACACCATTAAAAAATATGATGAGTGACAATTCATTATATAATCAAGAAGTTTCGACAGGTTCAAGAATGAAATATTTAAAGTCTTTTGTGTTTTGGTTTGTAATTATTATATTATTATCACTTTATGGATTTAATATTTTTAAATATTTAGCACAAGGCACAGATATTATAACAGCACTAATATCGCCATTTACTTATATAATAGCACTATTAACAGGAAGCACTGTTAAAACAACAATACAAAATATATCACAAGGAGGACAAACGCTAATAGCAGAACTCACTAATTTTTTTGGAGCACTAATAAATTTTTTCTCACAGTTTTTTAGCGGTTCTCTAAAAGTAGCAGAAAAATCATCTGTGTCGGCAATAGATGAATTACAGTCAAATATAGTTAAAGATAAAACAAACTCACTAGAAAGCAAAAAGTCAAAACAGGTTGTACAAGAAGTAGATGACACAGAAGAAGCAGATGACACTAATGCTAAAGAAAGCACATTATTAAAAGCTGAGCGCAGACTTGCAGAACGCAGTCGTGAAGTATCTAATGAAGTTAAAAATAGCATAGACAAAAAGGAAAAAACAGACCCAGCTCCATTACAAACGAGCTCACAAGACCACGGATATTGCTATATTGGAAAATATAATAATGTAAGAAATTGTGCTAAAGTTTCCTCAAAAAATAAATGTATGTCGGGGGACATATTTCCAACAATGGAGTTATGTATTAACCCTAATTTAAGAAATTAAGAATAGCGTTTTTTCATTGTTAGCACAGGCTTATAGCTTCTTCTTCCTCTTCTTCCTTTGCGACGACTGTGATTTATTGGTGTTTTGGAAACATATTTACTTAAAAATTGTAAAAAATTGTTGGCTTTTCGTTCTTGGTTATAGTGCGCAGCAAATCTATTATTTTTAATAACAAATAAGCTCGGAAACCCTTCAATGTTATTATTAATTAATGGATTTTTGATAGATGACAATATAGAAGAGTCGATTTCTAAAATAGAAGCCTTCATTTTTTTCTCTTTAACACTAGAAACGAATTTTTTCCACTCAGTCTGCATATTTACGCAATGAGGACAAGTTTTACTAAAAGCTCCTACAAAGGTTGTCCCATTTCTTAATACTTTATCCAGTTTTTTATTATTTACACTAGCGCTAGTGTCGAATTTAATATGAGCCATTATATATATAATAATATATTTAAATAATTTTATTAAATATATTATTGTATATATTATTATATACAATAATAGTAATATGGCAATAATAGATTTTCTTAAAGAGTATGCGAAAGTTCGAAAACAAGATAGAGAAAATAAAGTAATACTAATATTTACTTTTGCTTTTTTTATGTTGGGATTATATTATTACTCAAACTCTTATAAATATTACGAACAAATGGAAAATAATACTACTAAGCCAGTTACACACTCAAATGTTAGATGTCCAAATATGTTGATTGAAAAAGACGGGGGTTATTATTTATATAATTCAAAATTAGCAATTGTTCCAGGGGTAAATCCAATAAAATTTAATAGTTTAGAAGAATATGGTGAATTTATAGAATGGCAAAATAGTCAAAACATACATTGCCCAATATTATACTTACAATATTCTACAGACGCGCAAAATAACGAATTAATACAAGTTAAGCCGTCTATCTTTGAAAATCAAGGAGGACTACCCTCTATACAACGCGACCCTTTAAATAAGGATAGCACAGAATTCATTGAAAGCAACAAAATTTTAGACGCTACACGGGATAATAATAATAAATTTAACACAAATATGTTAGCGGGGTTTGATAGAGACAACCAAACAATAGGTTTAGAAACACCTTTAGATACTATGTTTTATCAACGTGGAGAGGTGAGTGTAAATCCTATGGACCCAAAATGGGGAGGAAAAGAATATACGCAAACTGCGGTTGATAATGGCGAATTTAAAGAACGCTATGTTGTTAAAAACCCTATACCAAAATAAATATTTGGTATTTATTTATTTATTTATTTTTTTATTTATTTATTTATTTATTATTATAATATATTTTTATATATTATAATAATAATGAGAACAAAAAAAGGAGGGACTGTTAGTAGAATACTTAGAAATATGACTTCGCAAATGCCAAGAATGTCAATAATGCCAAGAATGTCAATATTTCCAAGAATGTCTAGACGTAGTATACGTAGTAGTCGAGTAATGCCAACATCAATTGTATCAGAATCAGCAAGTAGCCGAACAACAAGTAATACAGCTAAAAGTATAGAACTACTTGAAAAAACTATCAAATCAATAGAAGAAAATATTGTAGCAAAGAATGATGAATACAAAATAGTGATGGAAGAGGCGAAAACTGCATTAAGAAGTGGAAATAAAATACAAGCAAAAAAACGTTTACGTATTGCTAGAATGTACGAAAATCAAGTGAACTCATTAGAAATTAAAAAATCAAACCTCAAAGCATCGCTCGATACTCTCGTGTCATTAACATCTACAGCAGAAGCAGTTCAAGAGTTAAAATCTAGAGTTGCGTCGCCATCAAGAAAAGGTGGCAAAATAATGAGGAAATCTAAAAGAAGAATAATAAGAATAAGAAAAACAAGAAGACACAAAATTTAATTTATCCATTTTTAAAAATCGAGACCCCTTTATTAAGGAGAGCAAAGAATTTGTTAAACACAAGTAAATATTTAGTATATTATAATATTATAATATTATAATAATATTATAATAATATTATAATATTATAATATAAAATAATGTATTTGCGTAATAGAGAAAATATAAGTTTAACGAAAAAAAAAAAATTACAAAGAAAGCAAAAAGGCGGCCTTACCATTAGACAACGTTTAGCTTTGTTATCAAAGTTATCAAATAGTATATCACCATCACATATTTTTAAATTTAGGAATAGGAATAGGACTAACAAGGTGGTACAAGAACCATCACCGCCTACAGAAAAGAGAACTGGAACTAGAACTAGAACTGGAACTGGAACTGGAACTGGAACTGGAACTAGAACTGGAACTGGAACTGGAACTGGAACTAGAACTAGAACTGGAACTGGAACTGGAACTGGAACTGGAACTAGAACTGGAACTGGAACTGGAACTGGAACTAGAACTGGAACTGGAACTAGAACTGGAAGAAATAAAACAACAGCAACAGCAATAGCAACAGATGCAGAAACAACAGATGCAGCAGAAATAGTTAGAAGACAAGCACAAGAACTAAGAGATGCTGAAATGCAAAGTGCACGTTTAAGAGCAGCAGCAAATAGAGCGTTTGTAACTGAATCTGCAAAATTAGCACGAGAGTCTCAAGAATTATCTGATGAATTTAATAGAGCGCTGTTTGGAAAAGATGCAATAGTAAAAATTTCACCAAATAGTAATACATTACGCCAGGCGAAAGAGGAAGATGCACTGCTAGCAGAACTGTATGCAGATGATACATTAAGTCAAGAAGATGAAGCACTGTTACAAGATTTAGAAGAATTAGAAGAATTAGAAGAAATTAAAAAAGGAGGTAAAAAATCTAGAACACATAGAAAACCTAAGAGAGCTAGAAAATAAAAAACACTAATATATTAGCATAATTATATTATATTATATTATATTATATTATATAATATGCCTCATCGCTATTCATCTGAAAGAAGAATAAATAAAGCGAAGACGAAAAAAAGTAAGAAGTTCTAGAAAAATGAGAAAATCTAGAAAAAATAAATATTATTCACAAAAAAACAAGAATTAATTAGAACACAAAAAGATTTAGAGGAATTAAAGAGACTAATAGATTCTTTCAATACCACCTAAATAACATTACAAATTATTTATAATACTTGTAATAGAGGTTGATAGAGCACTATATTTTTTACATCTTATACAATTTTCGTCGGTTTCGTCATCTAATACACCTTCAATATTAATAGAATTAATAGATTTCTTATCGTTTAACATTGACATCATACATTTAGCACATTCTAAGTCGCATATTTTCTTAGTATTTGTAAGTATTTTCTTTGTTTCAGCCTTACCTTCAGGACCTCCCAATTCTAAGCTTAATCCTTTAAGCTTATTTTCTATCATTCTAAATATGTCGTCGCCTGCTTTCTTATTATAATCGCTTCCGTTTAACCCCTCTTTAAATCCTTCTTTAAATCCTCCACATCCTTTAATATTCATAGTGCTAAAATTTTCTTTAGTAGTTGCATTAGAATTCTTATTTGTTAAACCCCTAAATGATAATTTTTGCGCAGTTTTATATTTATATTTGAAACTTAGAGAGAATATAACAAATATTAATATTACTAGTAATAAGTATGTTATAAAAGTATAATTGTTACTCATAATTAATATATTATAATATTTTATAATTTATATTATAATTTACTAAGTTACTTATTTTCATATTTAAAAAATGCTAAAGTATTTATTAAATTTATTTAAATATAAAATACTAATACTTATAATATGATTAATTTTATTAGAACTTCATTTACTAGAATGAAACATAGCAACATTATTTATGACCCCTTAACAAAAATGACACTAATCGATAATTCTCTCATAAAAGCTTTAGAAATAGCACAGACTAGAAAAATGAGAATCAAAAAAAACAAAGAATTAGCAACAGCAGAATTAGCAACAGCAGAAAAACAAAAATCATTTGAAATGAGTGAAAGTCACGAATGCAAACCATTTTTCAAAAAATAAGTAATAAAGTAATAAAGTAATAAAGTAATAAAGTAATAAAGTAATAAAGTAATAAAGTAATAAAGCAATAAAGAGTAAATAAAATTGAAATATTAACATTCACATTATTATTATTAATATTAACATTAATAATAATATGGCAACTAACAGCGACCTTTCTATGATTGTTAAGATACATCTTTATACATTGAAATACGATGAAAAGAATGAGGGATTGAGAGATAAAACGTATTCCGAATTAATAAAAGAACACGGTCATGGAAAGATTAAATGCTCTTGTATGAATAGGATATATGACATTAGCTCGCAATTTGTTAAAAGCCACTTCGAATCACAAAAACATAAAAAATGGCTTGCTGAAAGTCAAAAAGATTACATCACGCAGTTTGGACATTGTTGCTCTCAGCAAGATATTATTAACTTACTTAATAAAGAATTAAGAGAGCTAAAATGCAATATTACTCATTTAACAAACAAAAATAAGGCCTTGGCACAAGAAAATATTAAATTAGAAGCTGTAAATAGAAGACTTAAAGAGTTAAGTTCAGAAGGCGAAGGAGAAGGCGAAGGCGAAATATTTATGGAGTGCAATTTATAATGCCTTAGTTGTTTAACTCTTTAAAATCTTTATAGCTTATTTTTTTTTCAGCCTTAGAAAATGGCGGCTTAGATTTGCTAGATTTGCTAGATTTGCTAGCTTCCGTTTTTAAAGCACTGTCAATATACATTTCTTTTAAGTAAGTTCCTACTAAATAAGAACCTTCGTGCTGGTCTAGCTCGCCATCTTCTATTTTTTTTAATATTCCTAAAAATCTCTCTAAAATAGATAAATCTAACTTATCATTTAAAATTTTATTGTATAAATCTGTATAATTATTAAATAAAAAACTGCACTGTTTTACACAAATAGCATCAAACTCAACAGGATTAGACTTTCTCAATCTTTCGTATTTTTGCTTTAAAAATACTAAATGTTTTACATCATTGCTAATAACAATACTTTGCTTTTTTGAACGGATCTCTTGCGTACAATCATCGGTTTTATTTGCTTTAATTAAGGCAGCTAAGTCTATGCGTTGTTGTTCGCCTAATATAGCATTAACATCTTTATTTAAAATAACCATAATTTATATAAATAAATTATAATATAATTTTTATAATATAATTTTTATAATATAATTTTTATAATATAATTTATTTATATAATAATAATATTTATGGCCTTAAAATTTAGAAAGAAAAATAAAAAATATTATAAAATAATAATTACTATTCTTATATGCCTATTATTAGGATTTTTATATTTAGGAAACTACAACTTGAGAGAAAGTCTCGAAAATAATGATATAAGTGGAAATAATATAGATGGAATCGATATAAGTGGCGGCGATATAAGCGGAAACAGCGAGGCAGCAATTTATCGAGCTAATAGAGAAAATAGAGCTAAACAAGCTAATATAGCTATGTCAGCTACAGGTGGTAATAATGGTAGCGATGGATACAATGCACAAATGCAAGCCTTTAGTCTTGTTCAAAATTTAGAAGGTAATAATAGCTTTCCAAATGAGTCATAATAAATAATATATTAAAATTACTTAAAAAATTTGTTATAAAACAAATTTATTATTAATTATTATTATAATTATAATATAATTAATAATAATTATGGGATTAAGCGATACAGGTAAAGCATTTTTAATAGTTATTATTTTCGGTTTAATTCAATTATCAATTACATTAAGTATAGGATTAGCACAACTGAAAAACAATTGGAATAAATACAGATGTAATCCTCTTGTAATTCCTTTAGCTCGCCTAGTGGATGAAGACCCTGTAGAAACATTTAGAACTTGCACAAAAGAAATTCAATGGGACTTTATGAAAACTATTTTAAAACCAATATATAATTCATTTTCTTACTTTTTAGATAGTGGCAACTTATTTGTTGGAATTTTAGAGTCTTTAAAAACTGGCCTAGTTGTTCAACACGGTTCCACCCTAAATGTAATGGGTGATTTAGGTAAGCGGTTTAATATTTTGCTAGTGGAATTAAGCAGGGCATTTATTACTGTAGCAGATTTGTTTGGTAAAGTATCTTCAATGGTTACAGTAATATTTTATTTAATAAAAACAAGTGTTAGACTTGGCGAAGCTTTAAACGCAGACCTCCCAGGAACAGCAATGAGAGCCTTGACATAAGATTAATATTAATACTAAGATTCATAATAATGCTGGCATTTAGTTTATTTAACATTAAACTAAAAACAAATATTATTTTTAGTATGCTATAATAATATGGATTCCACCACTAAAAGTAGTCTAGAGAAAAAAATAAGTGATTATTTTGAAAATGCTAGTTATAATGAACTTTATAGCAATGATGTATGGATCACAATAATAATAATTCTTATTGTAGTTATAATAGTTATATATTTTTATATTAAATCAACTTTGGTAGCATATAGAAATTCTTGGCAAGATCACAAATGTAATCCGCTAATGATGCCTTTTGCTTCAATAATAAACAGCGACAAGGTTTATAATAATAACGACTTAGAATATATTGTTAATAATTTCAATGAATGTTTAAATATATTAAATGAAGAGGTTGCTACAGATGCCAAGAAACCTTTAAATTCAATATTAGGCTATATAAGTAATTTCTTTGGTATATTGTTTACCGCATTTATAGGTGTTAAAAATTTTATAGTATATTTGTTTAGCTTATTAACGTATTTTTTTAGATTAGTCAATAATAGCATAAAAAATATGTTATTGCAATTGAGGCTATTTTTTATGAATATTAATGATTTTTTAGGAAAGATTTTGTCGGTGTTTACCGTAATCTACTATACATTAATATTGTTAATTAGGTCTTGGAAGCTAATGTTTGCTGTTCTTGTAATGGGTTGGCTTGTGGCATTTGTTATTCCAATATCAATGACGATGTTAGCAGCATTAATATTAGTAATTATAACTGCTATTATACTTTCAACTATAAATACTATACCACTTATTGGCCAAATTATTGCAGCGTTTCTTATTATATTACTTATTTTTTATGGAGGGGCTTTTCTTGTTGCTTTAGTAGTATTTATAATAGCTATGTTTATTTATGTAAAATTTGCCGAGTTTTTAGCTGAAATTTTATAATTATAATAAAAAGTTTTTTAGTTTTTAATTTTTAATTTTTAATTTTTAAGTTTTATTATATTTATAATATAATTAATGGTTAATAATAGCAAAAAAAAATCAAGCATTTTTCCTGCTAGCATTACGAAAATGTTCTCTAAAAAACAAAAGTTTCATAAAAAACATAAAATAAAGCTAACGCTAGCAAAAGTTTTTACATTTATAATAATATTTGTTTTAATTTTTGATAAAGCTACTATTTTGTTTGTTATATATTTATATGGTTTATATTCGTATTGGCAACCCGAAAAGAAAGAAAACTACACTAATAATAACAATGCTTTAGTAAGCACTATTTTTGAACCTTCTAACAATACTATAGCATCATTATCACAGGTTTTTAAACATCCAGAATTAAATCTAAAATCATATACTAATGTTAAAATAGACCCAACAAAAGTATTATTTGAAGACAACAAATTTTTGCCCGAATGTTGCTTTTATAATAGCGAATATAGCACATCTAAAGGATGCCCTTGTATAACAGGTGACCAACAAGATTATTTAAGCGCTCGAGGAACAAATAAATCATATATATCATTTATTCAAACTAATAATGATTATAAGAACAAATTTTTTTCACCAACACTAGCATTTCAAGGTGCAGACGTTCCTTTTAAAACTAATGAGGAGCATTTTATAATAGACTATGAGCCACTAGCACCCGAAAAAAAAACCGAATTTGATAGTTTAATAAATAATTATTAATATATTATAAATAATATATAAAAATTAAATACTATATATTATATGCGCTATAGCAATATAATAATTTTATTGTTTTATGCAGGTTGTAATAATGCATTTTTATTAACACACGTTAATAAAATTTATTTTACTAATACAAAACACGCTACTAGAAAAAGTAATTTATTATTAAATAATAATAATACTAATAACGCTAGCGCTGATATATTTCCGTCATTTTATGAATTTTTAAGAACGCATTCTATTCAAAATATTCAAAATATTAAAGATGACAATAAAAACGAAGATGAAGAAGTAGAAGTAGAAGATGTTGAAACTATTAAAGCAGATTTTTTAAATTTTAAAGCTAATTTAAACGAAACAATTGAAACAAGCGAAACTAATAGGCTAGGAAAAGATTTTTCTAATAAGTTAAATTCTAAACACTTAAAATTGTTAACAGCTTTTTCAGCAATACAGTGGGCACGAACTTGGATTTACGAAATGGTTCATATTAATGAATTTTTCCCTACTTTTATGTATCAAGATATGTATAAAATGTGCGATTATGGTAGTGTAAATGTTTCAAAGCGCTATTTTTATATTGGCTATTATCCACCATTACTAGATCAAAGAAAAGGCCCATATTATATTGGTGCTTTTGAAATAAATCCACCAGAGCGAGAGTTTAGCGCACGTATTATTATACAAAATCCATATTATAGCGTAAATAATGACTATGCTAAAGAACATATTATAAATTATAAAAAAGAATTGGAGGCATTATGCGTCGAGGCCACAGTATTTTTTAAGTATGCTAGTCTTAAAAATACGTCTTTTGAGAGATATTATTACTCTTGGCTTTTTGAAGAATAACGCAAATTTATTTTATAACTAAATATTTTATTATATTATATATAATAAAATATGCGAAATACAAAGAATAAGAGAAAACATACTAGAAAACATGCTAGAAAAGCTAAAACTAAGACTAAAGCTGGATATGTATCCGCCAGTGCCCAAGCAATGTTAGCATCAATTGAAGCCACTATAACGCATAATATTGCACAACTAAGACAAACGTTAGCTAACATAGTTCCGACCCTTACTTTGAAATCAAGACAATATAAAACTTTTATAAATAGTGTATCAACCTCTTATGAATATAACGTTAAGAATATTCCAATTGTCTTGCTAAGATTAATAGCTCAAATTCGCACTGTTTTAGAAAGAGTTAATCACTTGCTAAGATTCCACAATGAACCTGCGTTTTTAGAAGAAGAATTAGCAAGACACGGTTTTAATGACATAGTAACTTTTATAGACTTAACGCTAACTAATATGGAGGATATAGAAGATAAAATGCAACGCCATACTCAAAATGCGCTAGATGATTATAAAGGAGCACAGTTAGGTGTTGAAATACGACCTGCTATAAGAAATAGAACTACTCGTAATACAGACGCTATTGTAAGACCTCCACGCACTACAAGAGCGCGCGCATTAACTAGAAGAACACGAAGCTTTTAATATAAACATTACATTGTTATTTATTATTTTCTACTATATTTTTTGCTATGTTTTCTGCTTCTTTTGTTTCCTTGTTTTCTACTATATTTTTTGCCTTGTTTTCTGCTATATTTTTTACCTTGTTTTCGTTTCCTTTTACCTTCAGCTAATCGTTCATAACCAGACCTCCTCCTAGCACTTGAAAGTATTCTAGATGAAAACTCACTTACTTGGTCTTTCAGATATATCATATTTCTTACTAATATACTTCTAAGTGCAGGTAATTTATAAATATATACATCTTTTGCTAATTTTTTAAATGAGCGGTTATCTGGAACAAAGGAATGATACTTATAAATAGGTATGTGGAATCTTACAGGTAAATTTGGAATTGGCGCATTTAACGGGTCCAATCTGGTTATTTCGTGTAATTGTGCTCTAGTAATACTTGTATAGTCATATGTATCACGAGTAAGTTCTAAAGTTCCGCCCGGTGGAAGTAAATATTCAAATTCAGAATATATAGTTGTAAGTTGTCCGTAAAGAATTCCCGCATAATTAATTATAGAAATTCCATGCGTGCCTATGGGTATTTCTATACAAATTATAGTATTATCTCCATTAGCTGGGTCAAAGGGATTTGTTGGATTTGCGTTATTTATAGGAGGAGGCGTACACCAAAAATCACATACTCGTAATAATATAGAGGTTGATGTAAATTGATTTAAATAAATGCGGGGTTTCATAACACCATTAGCATCTAGTAATGGAACAGCATCAGGATATTGTGGTAATTGTTGAAAACATCTAAATACATAGAATTTTTCTTGAGAAGGCGTGGTTTTCGTAAATGCACTTAATAAATTATAAATATAACTGTCAGTAACACTAACATTTCTCAGCATTTCAGTTTCATAATATTCTTTAATAGCATTAAATACTAGCTCACTATTACCTAACATATCTCTCACACTCTGATTCATCGCAGTATAATCATCACCAACAAATTTTTGTATTCCATTTATTATTTCAGCATTTTCATCAAAATTGTCACGTATTTGAGTCAATTCACCCACCCCTTTTGATGCAAAAAAACGAATAGCATCTCTCATTCGCTCTTCAATCGCAACATCAGCAATTTCAGTTATTTGAGGATTAACTAATCCAGCATAAAAGCGAGGTTCTTTAACTTTCAAATAATCATCGTATTTTTCATAAGGTCTATATTTCTTTAATTGTTTTAATTTTATGATTTCAAATTGCGGTAATGGCATTATATATATATAAAAAGGATTTAAATAAAAAACGAATAACTAAACTGTTTTTGAACTAACTATCTTAATATCTTAAGTATACATTCCATATGGAATATCTTTTGTTGATGCTTTATTAATTAAATCATCAATAATCTGTCTTGTTAAAATACAAGGCCAAATAATCTTACTCTTAAGCTTAAATCCTTCACTATTTTCAAATAGATTTACATTAGGCTTCATTAATCTATATAAATTTAACTTCTTATAAATAATTTCTAAACAGCGCTTTAAATTGCGCACTCCATCTTCCTTTTCTGTAAAATCATTAATAATATATTCTAATAATTCGTCATTAAAGACAATAGTGTCGCTAGCAAATTTAATTTCCTCTCTAATTTTTGGCAATAAATAATCTTTTGCAATAACTAACTTATCTTTAGTTTTGTAACCCTTTGTTTCGATTTTATACATCCTATCTTTTAAAATAGGATTAACAGCACTCTCGTCGTTATAGCTAAAAATAAATAATGCTTTAGACATATCAATACTCATTTCCGAAAAATATTTGTCACTAAATTTAGAGTTTTGGGTGCTGTCTGTCAAATGTGTTAATACACCCGTAATTTCCTGCCCTTTAAACGAATCGCTCAATTTATCTAATTCATCAAATAAAATAATCGGGTTCATACAACCACATTGAATTAATATGTCAATAATTTTTCCATGCTTACTGCCTTCGTATGTATAGTCAAAACCATCTATAAAACCCGAGTCACCACACCCACCTAGCGCAATAAGTGCAAAAGGCCTGTTTAAAATTCTGCTAATACCCTCTTTAATAAGTGTTGTTTTGCCCGTTCCTGGAGGCCCTTTAATAGCAATAGCACACCCAATTGCATTTGGATTTACTAACCATAGTCCAATCATTTGCATAATTTGTATTTTGGCATCTTCTAGCCCATAAGTAACACTGTCTAATATTTTTTTGGCATTTTCCATAAATTCGTGACATTGCTCAATACCATCGGCAAAACTAATAGGCAAATTGTTATACTTATTAAACGGAATTTTCAAAAACGAGTCTACCCACGACTTAATTTTATAATATTCACTATTTCCACTTCCAGACATTAAGCGCATAATATTTATTTTTCTTAAAGCACACGCTTTATATTGGTCTGGAATATCAAGGTCAACCAAATGTAGCAAATAAGGTTTGCTAATTTTAGTCAATTCTTTGAGTTTTTCTAATTTAGCAATTGCTTCTAACTGCAAATTTTTAGATAAACAATTTTTAAAATATTCTGACTCTGCTTCCTCATTATTTAAAATCTTATCAAATGCCCTATAATTTCTATTTGACACTTTTGGCGGAGCCGGAACTACATCATCTTTTTGAATAGGAATATGTGTGTTTTTATTAAGTTTTTCTGTTTCCTTTTCGGTTTCCTCATCATCTTCGTCATCTTCGTCATCATCATCGTCAATATCGCCTTCTTGATAATATATAGGGTCATTAAGTTCTCTAGTTTCATTATTGAAAATATTGTTTTTTCCTTTTTTTAAATTTACAATAATATTAATATTTTTATTAGTATCAGATTTATTAAGGTTTTGAAAAAGCGTTTTAAACCCTTCTGATAATAAAGTTTTTTTGCCCTTGCCTTTGCCTCCTTCTTTTTCTTCTTCGTCTTCGTCTTCGTCATCTTCTTCTTCGTCTTCACTAGTATCTGAATTAATCATAACATTTTTCTTATAAAAATTTGTATGCTTTTTTTTAATAATTTTACTCTTAAATAAATTATGCTTGTATAAATCGTTACTAGCATTCTCTAAATTTTGAAAATGCGTTTTTTTTGCTCGCTTGTGTATATTTTCGTTTGCTTCATTTGCTTCCTTAATATATTTATTTTTACTATAACGCGAAGGATATAGTTGGTGCAAAAATTTATAATAATCACGTTTATTAAAACCATTATCTGAGCCATTATCTGAGCCATTATCTGAGCCATTATCCGAACTATTATCAAAATACTCAAAATCTGAACCACTGCTAATTGAACTTATATCAGAATTACTGTTATCATATACATAGTTCATTTTTGGAATACTAGCAGTCTTAGCTCTAGTGCAATATTTATGAGGCATAATAGTTCTATTATTAAATTATATTATATTTAATAACAAAAAATTCAATTTTTAAATTAATAAAAAATTAAAAATTGAATAAATATTATTTAAATATTATTTAACTATTATAAAAGAATGACCGATTTTGAAAATAAGAAACCATCTAAAATCATTGGTATTCAGTTTAGTATTTTAAGCCCTTATGAAATTCAAAAAGGGTCGGTTGTCGAAATAACAAACAGGGATACTCATATAAACAATAAACCAGTATTAGGGGGGCTTTTTGACCCTCGTATGGGTGTTTTAGATGCGGGTATGATATGCCCAACCGACGGTCTAGATTATGTTCAATCGCCTGGTTATTTTGGACATATTAACTTATCAAGACCGGTATATTATATTCAATATTTATCAACAATTATGAAAATATGCAGATGCATTTGTATTAAGTGCTCTAAGTTATTAATTGATAAAGAAAAATATAATTATTTGCTAGAATTAAATGCGGACGTTCGTTGGACAAAAGTATTTGCATTAGCAAGTAAGAAGCATAGATGTGGTGAAGATTCGAATAATGGTTGCGGATGCTTACAGCCTAAACTTAGGAAAGAAGGTTTAGCAACAATTATTGCCGAATGGAATGATAAAGAAGAGGAATTTAATAATTACGATTTTAAGAAAGAAGACTCTAAAATGGCGATGAAAATTATTCCAGAAATTATGCTTAAAATTTTTAAGAAAATTTCGGACGAAGACGTGCAATTTATGGGGTTTAGTCCAATATGGTCGCGACCAGAATGGATGATTTGCCAAGTGCTTGCTGTTCCACCTCCACAAGTGCGACCATCAATTAAACACGATGCGCAACAGCGGAGCGAAGACGATTTAACACATATTATTATTAATATTGTTAAAGCAAATAAAATGTTGCAGGAAAAAATCGAGCAAAAATCGGGGTCTAATGTTATCGATGATTGGACAACAGTATTACAATATTATATTGCTACTCTTGTTGATAATAAGATTCCGGGTGTTGCAGCAGTTGCTCAGCGGTCTGGTCGTCCATTAAAAGCGATTAAAGAGCGTTTAAACGGTAAGAGTGGCAGAGTGCGAGGAAATTTAATGGGAAAGCGCGTAGATTATAGTGCGCGTTCAGTTATTACACCTGATCCTAATTTATCAATTAATGAATTAGGCGTTCCGCTAAAAATCGCTAAAAATTTGACAAAACCTATTATTGTTAATGAGCAAAATAGGAAGTATTTGCGCAAATTAATTTTAAACGGTCCAGACGTTCATCCAGGTGCAAAAATCTATGAGCGGAAAAACGGAGATTGTATTAGTTTGCGTTATGTCGATCGCGAATCAATCAATCTTGAAATTGGCGACATTGTGCATCGCCATATTTTAGACGGTGATGCGGTGCTTTTCAATAGGCAACCAACTCTCCATAGAATGTCTATGATGTGCCATATTGCAAAAGTAATGATGCGGGGCGACACATTTAGAATGAATGTTGCTGATACTAAACCATATAATGCCGATTTTGACGGTGATGAAATGAATTTACATATGCCACAAGACGATGAGTCGGAAATCGAACTCAAAACTTTGGCAGCGGTAAAATATCAAATTATTAGCCCGGCAAACAACAAATCAATTGTAGGCATTTTTCAAGATTCGCTATTAAGCAGTTATTTATTTACACGAGAAGCCATTAATTTCAATCCTCGAACTGCAATGAATATAATGGCGCATCTTAAAACGATTGATTTAACAAAAATCAATTTTGATAATCCTTTGCAAAGTAGCTTTGTGCTATTAAGTCAAATTATTCCAAATATTACATTAAAATATAAAACAAAGCAATTTAACGAATCCAGTGAAGATTACAAAAATTCTAATAATGTATTAGAAATTAATAAAGGAGCTATTAAGCGGGGACATATTGAAAAGGGTATTCTTGGCGATACAACTCGCGGAATAATTCACAGAATTAATAACGACTATGGTGTTGATAGTGCGTGCGATTTTATCAATAATTTACAAGACATTGTAACCGAATATATGAAAATTCACGGCTATAGTGTAGGAATTAGCGACCTTATTGCAGATAGAGAAACAAATGCCAAAATTAACGAAACAATTAATAAGAAGAAAATAGAGGTCAAGTCTTTAATTGACGAAACTCATTTAGGTATTTTTGAGAATAAAACAGGGCGCTCAAACGTCCAAGAATTTGAAACACGTATTAATAATATTTTAAATAAGGCCTCTTTTGAAGCCGGTAAATTAGGTCGCCAAAATCTTGACACGCATAATCGTTTTGTAACGATGGTAAATGCTGGGTCAAAAGGCAGCGACTTAAATATTTCACAAATGATTTCGTGCTTAGGACAGCAAAACGTAGATGGCAAACGTATTCCTTATGGATTTGAGGATAGAACATTACCGCATTATACTAAATACGATGATTCGCCTAATGCTCGTGGATTTGTAGAAAATTCGTTTATTAGTGGATTAAACCCAGACGAGCTATTCTTTCACGCTATGGGTGGCCGTGTTGGCTTGATTGATACTGCGTGCAAAACGAGCCAAACCGGCTATATTCAGCGCCGCCTAATTAAAGGGTTAGAAGACTTAATGGTACATTATGATATGACAGTACGTAATAATAAAAACAAGATTATCCAATTTAAATATGGAGACGACAGCTTTGACCCGGTTAGGGTTGAGTCGCAACAGGTGCCATTTGTTAATATGTCTATTGAAGAAATTTACGGGCACTATCAAATGCCTAATGATTATTCTAAAGACTCCATATATGGAACATTATACACCAAGCAAGCTTATAGCAAGTTTAAAAAGCAAAAGTCCGAATTAGATAAAAAATGCAAATATTACATTGATTATATGCTACAAGCACGTGAAGATGTAATTGCTAAAATTTTCAATGGTATTTATAAACCGTCTGTAAATGTTCCTGTGTCATTTACGCATATAATTAACAATATTGCGGGAAATCAAGAGGAAAACGTGATTATTGATGTTACTCCGCTAGAAGTATTTGAAATGATTGAAACTAATTATGAGAATTTAAATAAGCTAAATTATTGTAAGCCAAACAAGCTATTTAAAGTCTTATACTTTTACTATTTGAGCCCCAAAGATTTATTAATGTATAAGCGCCTTACTCGTAAATCTATTGAACTTTTAATGACGGTTATTAATAACGCATATAAAAAATCGCTAATTGCACCTGGTGAAATGGTTGGTATGATTGCAGCCCAAAGCATTGGCGAACCTACAACACAATTAACGCTAAACACGTTTCATTTTGCCGGTGTAGCTTCAAAATCCAACGTAACACGTGGTGTTCCACGCATTGAGGAAATCTTGTCTTTAAGTGATAATCCCAAAAGCTTATCGTGCTCTATTTATTTAAATAAGCCCGAAAGTTATGACCAAAATAAAGTGAAAGAATATATTACAAAGATTGAAAATACTAAATTGCGGTCCTTAGTGGAGTGTATTGAGATTTGCTTTGACCCGGATGATATGAATTCTTTAATAGCCGACGACGTGACTATGATGAAAGAATACAATGAATTTGAAAAATTATTAGATGATTGTAATACTAGTTATGATGCAAATAAGGATAAGGAAAAATCGAAGTGGATTATTAGAATGTCTATGAATAGAACAGAAATGTTAGATAAAAATATTTCGATGGACGATATTCATTTTGGTTTAATGAATAGTTATAATAATTTGACGTGTATGTATACTGATTATAATTCTGATAAGCTCGTTTTTAGAATTAGGATTAATAGAAATCTGCAACTTTTAAAGAAAAAGAAGAACAAAAATGTTTTGGAGACGCTCGACCAAAGCGATGAGATTTATTTATTGAGAAATTTGCAAGACGAATTACTGGATAACCTGATTTTACGCGGTATTAAAAATATTAATAAGGTATCACTGCGAAAAATTACGGACAATTTTGAAGAAATTGATACAAAATACATTAAAAAAGATTTGTGGGTTTTAGATACTGTTGGCACTAATTTACTAGAAATCTTGGCGCTTGATTTTGTTGATAAAACGCGAACTGTTTCAAGTCATATTATTGAAATTTATAATGTATTAGGGATTGAGGCAGCACGCCAAAGCATATTTGATGAGTTTTCAGAGGTCATTGAATTTGATAGCACATATATTAATTATCGCCACTTAACAATTTTGGCGGATAGAATGACGTGTAACGATAAAATGGTTTCTATTTTTAGGCACGGGATTAATAACGATGATATTGGTGCAATTGCAAAGGCATCGTTTGAAGAGACACCGGAAATGTTTTTAAAAGCGGCAAAACACGGAGAACTAGATAATATGAAGGGTGTTTCTGCAAATATTATGTGCGGACAAGAGGGGTATTATGGGACAAGCAGTTTTAAGGTATTAATTGACAATGACTTTATTATGACTATTAAACCTAATAAAGACGTTGTTCCAGTGGACGAGAAGATGGATGAAAAGGTTTTAATGGACCAGCTAAATGCTGTTACTAGCAATGAGTGTAGCACTAATAATTTATTAATTGAGGCAACAGTTAATAGTATGCAAAATGTTAATATTGGAAAGAGCGATGATTATGAGTTGGATTTTTAAACTACTAATACTAGTAGAATGAAGATTATTTTCTTTTTACTTTTTTATTTCAACTTTTTTGACTTGTCTCACTTTATATTTTGTATTTGTTAATTTTGACAAATCATAATTTGTGATGTAATTTTCTAACGGATTAATAAATAATTTAAGCTCTTTCTTAAGCTTGCTATATAATTTATAATTTGGAGTATCTAATAAATCATTTTCAATATTAATTTTGATTGACTGCTTAGAAAAAAGCAGTTTATAATTATGTTCTTTTTTGCGCGAATATTTACTAGGAACTTTGAAGAAATAATATTCCTGATTCAGTTTATTTATATTACATATAATATAATTTTCATCGGTTATTGTTAAATCAATAGCGCTATTACATAAGAATATTATTGGTAAATTATATTCTTTTGCTAACATATAAATATCAATATAGGTTATATAATATGCGTCGCTATACATTAAGTCTTCAAAACTTAGCTCTTTATTAATAACTTTTTCGAGTATAGCTTTCTTATTATTTTTCAATAATATATAACATAATATTTCAAAATTTGCATCCTTGGTGTAAAGCTCGTATAATTTTTTCTTTATATCATTTATTGTCAAATTGCTATTTTGTATGCTATTATTGTGCTTAATAATAATTAATATTAATTGAAAAGAACATAGCTTATTGTTTAAATGAAAGCCTAATTCATATAATGGCTCTTTAAAATTAAGGCGCATACCCTCTCTAATTAAATTTTTATAAAACTCGCACTTATAACTAGGGTCGCTATTTTGCGCAATAAATTGCAAGTTTTCTGCTATTTCAGATGTGTCAATGCTAATGCTAGTGTCTTGTGCTGGTGTAGCAGAGTCGTATGTTTTAGCTACATTAGGAGCTTTGATTTTAATTTGTGATTTTGCATCTGTATCCGCATCCATATCAGCATCTGTATCCGCATCTGTATCCGACTTATTTTTATCATAATATTCTTGAATTGTTTGTAATTTATCTTTTGTGGCAGCAATAATAATTTTTTCTTTTTTCAAATTTTTAAAATTCAAAATTTCTTTAGACTCTACAATACCTAGAATATCAAACGTATTTTTTAAATTATTTTGACTAGTGCTACTTATTAAATCTTTCAAATATTCTTGCGTTAGTGTTGAATGAAATAGTAAAAGCTCGTTTTCTAAAATAGTGTATTCTACCGACCCATAATTATATGAAATGTTATTTTCGAAAATAAAATTTTTAAACTTATTATATCTTACAAATTCGTCAGATAAACGGCTATAATATATTTCCTCATTTTGTTCTCCATTTATTAAATTTTTCTTAGGTATAATCAAAGAGCATATGTCATTTGACTTCATACAAAAAGAGGTATTACACTCATCGGCATCAACACAAGAGCTTATTTTTTTTATAGAGGCCAATATATTTTTATCATACTTAGCAAATATTATATAATTCTCTCCAATTGTTTTCAGCAAATTGTAAATATTAGATATTTTATCTAAATATAGCATCGAGTTAGCATTAATAATTTTAATAATGCTTGTTTTATAGAGGCTATGCTTATGCATTCCTAATATTTTTTTAAACGTATGTTTGAAACTATTATAAAATTGTGTTTCTAATTTTATATTATTAACAGTAGCGCTTCGTTCATTGTCTTGAGAGAGATTTGTTTGAATATTTTTATCAATATAAACATAGTTGCTATCGTTAATTTCTTTAAGTTCATCGCTATTATTATTAAATTCGGGTTTACTCAATTGAATAAACTGGTTGCCATTAGTAAGAATGCCAATAATCAAACTATCTTCTATAATTTTGTATAAGGGTTTGCACATAATTTTCTTGTTACTGGAAGAATAAACCTTTTCTAAAATATGTTTTGTAGAATTGTAATCATTATATTCGCTTTCCGTTATTTCGTCAATCATTTTATACGGAATAGTTTCGTAAATGGACGATAATGCGGACGGATAACAAGGTATAAATCCGTGAATGGCGTTGTTATTAATTAATAGGCCTATAACTTTATTATTATAATCCATAATTTGATAATTAATTTCATATTTTAGCTGTGTTATGCTAGCGATTACATTATCTAAATGTATATTTGGCTTAAAATCGTAAAAGGCGGCATCGTTTTTTTTGGTATTTGTAGTTGTAGCTATAGAGCCGACACAATTAGAATTTATCGAATTTCTAATGCTATTTAAAATATTTTTAAAGCCTGCTAGCAGTTTATCTTCACTGCTCTTTGCAAAACTGAAGGTTTTTACAATATAATAGTCAATAGTATTATTTATTAAATATATGGGTTCAAAATACTCGTTTTTTTGTATTAACAATAAGCATTTCTTTTTTAAATCTATAAATTCATTGCTATAACTTTGTTTAGGGCATATAATTTTAACATTATCAGTAGTGTCTTCGTTTGTAATATCTAAAATTATTAAATTTAATCCATTAGGAAACAGCAAATCATTACTTTTGCATATTATATCCCACAAATATGTATAATCAATAAAACTAGAACTTTCCAAATAAGCTTTGAAATTTTCGAAACTATTTATGATTTTTTTAATAAAAGTTATGTGACTGGGGTCATCTAGTTTTTTGGTTGTTTTTGACACAAGTTGCTTATATAAAACGCTTGACTTATATTTATCTAATTTAATAGTGCTTACTAATTCACTAAAATTTTTAGAAATGAAAATATGCGGTAAATTGCCATTGTTGTATTTTATAAAGCTATCTATAGTAATGCTAGCCACTATTATTTTTTTCATAGCATTTATCGAAATAGACTTGGAATTATTTAAAACCAATGTTTCATATAAGTCAGCTATACACGCAATAAATGATTGCTTATTACTGTTTTCAACACCATAACGCAACAAACATTGCCGATTTGTTCTTAATAAATTGGGAGCTTGCTTAGTAACACAATCTAAATTATCAAAATGTAATATTTTTTGAATACTTAACGGTAAAAAACCAATTTTGCTTTTTTCTAACGGCGTTTTTTCGGGACCTTTAATATAGTTATAATAGTCTTTTTTGTTGTCATTAGTGCTATAGTCCAAATCTAAACATTTGCTGCGTCTTTGTTTTTGTTGTGATTTATTCCATAGCTTATTATTAAAACAGCAAGGTAAGCAAAACCCATTTCTATTGTGTTTTTCATCTAAAAATCCAGGAACATGATCTATATAATTTCCCTTTTCGTCAATATGATATTTGCTATCTGTAAATTCCATAATATTACCATCATAAGTGCCGTTTTTATTCTTTTTTGTAATGACTTTTCCATAACGCTCGCTTTCTACTTCTGCGTGTGTTAAACTAATATTTTTTTCAAGGTCCCAATATCTTGGGCATATATAATAATATTTGTTACCTTCTTTTGTGCCATATTCGTAACTTTCTGTATATGAATCTCTATGATGAGTGTCTATATATGTTTTCTCTTCTTTTGTTAAAATAACTGGCTGTTTTTTAACATTTGCTGGGCACAATCTCGAATATTCAGTATAAAATTTATTTTTATCTGTTGTAAATAGCTTTGGTTCTTTATTAATTAGTCTTTTTAATATAGGATTACTTTTTTCTGATACTTCTTTAAATTCATCTTCGGCTTGTGTTTCTTTATATGCTTTATGTTGTTGTTGTTCGTCATGTGCGACTTCTTTTATTGTTTCTTTAGGATTAGGATTAGGATTAGGATTAGGATTAGGATTAGTTGCTTGAATTTCTTCAGTTGCAATGTATTCATCTTTGTCTTCATTTTCTATGTTTTCTATGTCTTCATCTTTGTCTTCATCTGCATTTTCTATGTTTTCTTTTTCTTTTTCTTCTTTTTCTATGTTTTCATCATCATCAGCTTCGTCTTCGTCTTCGTCTTCGTCTTCATCATTATCGTCGTCTTCGTCGTCGTCGCCATCGCCGTCTTCGTCATCGTCGTCTAGAAGTATATCCATTAAATCATTATGTGCGCTATAATCTTCGTCATCATCGTCATCGTCGTCTTCATTTTCTAATAAATGAGTAATATTTTTATTGGTGGTGGCCTCTATATTTGTAAAAGTTTTTTCTTTAGTTTCATCTAATAAAGGCTGTGTTTTTTTACATATATTGTTAACTTCTAAATTAAGGGTCTCATCTTCAATGCTATTAAAAAGTATTTTAGTAAGCGAATCTATATATATAGGAATAGTGTCTAAATAGTTAATATTATCAATATTTTCAATATTAATAACAAGAGTATTTGAATTCGTCTTCTTAAACACTGTTTGGAAGCCTGGATTATTTTTAATAGTTATTTTTTTATGATTGAAGGTATTTTGTAATAATTTGAGAGAATTTATCACATCTATTAACCTTGAACGCGCGTCTTCAAGCGACAAGTTAAAGTTCTCTTTTAATTTGTGCAATATATCCATTTCACTGGCCTTTTGCTTAATAAGTTCTATTATATACGATTCTTCGGAATTCATAATGCTAAAGTTTGATACATTTTTATAACGCATAACTATTTCCTCTGAATTAGAGCTAATAGTGTTGAAAAAATAACTGCTACAATTTACAATAGTTGTCGGTTTAAGAGCGCCTTTGACTTTAATAGTTGTCATATAATTTATAGAATTTATTTCAACATTTTTGTTAAGTAAATTGTCAAATAAGTCAATACTATTATTAACAACAAATTTCCTAATAAACTTTATAATATTATTAACATTACTAGCAACTAAACTATTGATTTTTTCTAAATCTATAACATTTTTAAAGTCTATTTTAACATTAATAATTCCATTATCTTCTAACTCTATAAGAAATTCATTAACATTATTTACAAATAATTCATCTTTAGAATTGACATAAAAAGAGATTGTGTGCGATTTGCCTAAAAATTTGGCATATTTTAATATTAGCGTTTTGCTTAATAGCGGGACCTTTTTGCTAGTCATTTCTTTTTCTTCTAAACAATAAAGGCGATACAAATTTTCCAATTTTTTGCCAGGGTTGTATTTGATAAATGGATAAAGTTCGCTACTTGTAAATAGTTTAAATAAGGTTTCTAATGATATATTATAGTTTAGCGCACTATTAATATTAATATTAATACTTTTAATACCGCTAGATTCATATTTTAAACCGTTTGATTTATTATAAATTTTATAGAGTGCTGATTTGAATTTATTTTTATTATTGAAATAGGTATCTTCTACCAATTCGGAACTTTTCTTTAGCAGTTCTATTTTTTGCGCTAAAAAATCTCTCTTATTAATAATATTTTTAGCATATAAAAATTGAAAATATACTTTTATTAGTGTTTCGTCGTCTGTTTCTTGACCAGGGTTTTCAAGTAATAAACTTGCTAAACATACAATTATGCTATTATTATATATAGTATAATCAAATACCATATTTGAATTATTTGTAGCAATAAATGAGGCCAAAGATTTGGAGGCGCTATTAGAATAATAGGGATTAACTACATAATTGGGCAATGGCTTTAATAGACTTTGACCGACTGATATAAATTCTGTAATAGCATTTATAGTAATAGCATCAATATCTTCATAAGTATAGAGCTCTTTCTTTTCTAAACTTTCGAGTATTTCTTGCTTTTCATTAATATTTATTAAATAGGCGCTTAAATTTTCCTCTGTTAAGTCGTTTTTATTATTGGATGTAATAGCATTGAATAATTCCATTTTATTTAATTTTGATTGCGTTAAACAATAAAAATATAGCTCTTCAAAACATAACTTTTTGTCTTCGCTCGCTTTTTTGTTATAATGTTTAATAAATTTTAATTTAACTGTTTCAATAGTGTCATCAATATATATAGTGTCGTCAATAAATATTAGTTTGCTGTTGTAAGTCTTTAAATACATTAAATCATTGTTATTAAAATCATTGGTAAAATGTTTTTCATATATGTCGCTATATATAAAACTATTGTAATTATTGTAATTAGCATTTAGTTCATCTATGCTGGGAATACTCGAATTAGTGGCTATATATTTAGCATTGATAAATAAATAAACGTCATTAAAAGTGTTATTATTATTTATATAAAATTTAAATATATTTGACATTTATATAAATATAAGAGTTTAATTTTATATAAATATGATTGTAAATATTATTGTCGCTTATTGTAAAAATAGAGGATTAGGTAAAAATAATGCATTATTATGGGATATAAAAAGCGATATGGCTAAATTTAAAAAATTAACTAGTGGCAATGGTAATAATGCTATTATTATGGGGAGAAAAACATTTGAAAGCCTTAATAATGTTAAAGGACTTGCGCATAGAGACAACCTAATTTTGTCTAAATCCTTAGTATTGGATAATTGTGATAGTAAAAATTGTGTTAAAACTTTTACAACATTGGAATTATTGGAAGAGTTTGTTAAAACTAAAAACTATTCACAAGTGTGGATTATTGGTGGTGCTGAAATATATGAACTTTTTTTGAACAATTATAGGAAGCAAGAAAATAGTATTTTCAATATTAATGAGCTAATTATTACGTATTTAGATACCGATTTTGAATGTGATTGTTATTTTCCTGATTTAAATAATTATATTGATAAGCATAATTTATATTTTTATAGCAAAAACATTATTAATAATAATTCAAACGCTACAAGCAAGCAAAATTATAATATTTATGAAATTATATATAAATTCATATAATATAATATAATATAATATAATATAATATAATATAATATAATATAATATAATATAATATAATTATTTAACATCATAATATGGGTTATCAGTAATATTCATTCCACAATAACGAGCGGGTTCTTTTTTATAATCGACTGGGTTATAAATATTTATAGCTTTTGCTTCTGTTATCATAAATTTAAAGTTATTCCAAAACTCGTCGTTATGCCCTATTGATTTTGTAGCAATATGGCTAACTTCGTGTAATGCAACATACATCAATGTATTAATATCTATTAAACGTCCTTTATTGTTTTTTTCAGTATCTAAGCAAAACGCGATTTTTTCGCCTTTATTTTCGCTGTAAGCTGTAAATTCGCTTGTAGGAAGTGTTTCATATATTTTCTTCGGGTTATAACCATTTATAAGACGTTGCACATTTTCTTGTTCTGGGTATTTTTTTGATAAATGATTTACTAGTTTATTTAAGTTATTATTAACGTGTGCTAATCTGTCCGCTGCCAAGTTTAGTTTATTTCTATCTCTCACGCAATATGTATTACCATTAACATTGGAAATAATACATCTTAAATTAAAAGAATCACTATTTAAATATAACCTTAAAGCAATAATAATAATAAATATTATTAAAATAACATTAAACAAATGATTACTTACTAATGTTGTTGTTTTCATTTATATATATTTATATATTTATATGTAATAATATAATATAATTTTACTAGTCATTATATTATATTACACAAGTTAGTTACACAAGTTTATTACACAAGTTTTTAAGCGCCTATTTCTAAAGGTTTTCTAAATTGGTCGGTTTCAATTGTTGAAATGTTCCATGGGCAATTTGTATTTGATCTGGGGTTTGCTGGTTCAGATCTTAATTGTAAGTTAGAATTTCTTAAACTTGAACCTTGTGTGTTAATTCCAACTAACTGTGCAGGATTTAATAGATTAATATTTTTTAAATCGGCATCAGCTTGGGGCATAGAATTTGACCACATATTATTATTACCTAATGGTAAAAGGTCAGATGGATTTGGTATTGCTTTATTAGATGCGACCTGGTTAATGGCATTCGGACTATCAGCTGATGTTGCTACAGATGAATTTGATACACCGTTATATGGAGCATATGTTGCTGTCAATGGTTGGTTATTTACTTCATTAGATGGTCCATTTAATTCAGAATAGTTAAGTCTATTTGTCATTGGTAAACTCAATAAATTTTTACCTTTTGAATAATTTAATAAAAGTACAGCAACAAAAATTAATGCTAATATTCCTAAAATATGATCAGTTTTAATTCCTTTTAAAAAGCGCCCTTTGAAAATCTTTTTTGTAACAGCCATTTTATATAAAATAAATAATAAAAAATTTTTAATAATATTTAAATAATGATTATTAAATAAACGTTTAATAATTAATTAAAGAGTTTAATTATTAAATAATGGATTACTACTTAATTATCTTCATCGCTTGAACTATCATTAACAATATTTGTTAAATTATATTTAAGTTTTATATTTTTTGCTTCTAAAAATGCTTCTACTGCATTTCTTCTTATTTCTTTTGCTTTTTGCTTAGCCTTCTTATATATTTCTAAATATATACTTTCGTGTGATTTCAATTCTAGTGGCTCACTATTTTCAGTAATAACATCCAAATCTGTTATTTCTAACGCATAATCGTCGTCTAATGTTTCATTTGTTTCTAAATTATCCATCAAATATTTGAAAGAGCTGGTTTCTTTAAGTTCTTTTGTTACAGTTTCTGCTTGGTCTTTAAGTTCTTTTGTTACAGTTTCTGCTTTGTCTTTAAGTTCTTTTGTTACAGCTTCTGCTTGGTCTTTAAGTTCTTTTGTTACAGTTTCTGCTTCTTCTTCTTCTAACTTAACGGGTTGAAAGTTTATATTTATTTTACTATTTTCGTCATCGACCTTTTCCTTATTAGAACTCTCTAAAGTAAGTTCCTTTTTTTTATTAATTTTTATCAATAATTGATTTTCTAAAGTATCAGATGGATATAATACCATAAATTGCACTAATATAATATCAATGATGAATGAAGATTTAGAAAATCGTATTCCATTTATATTTAATAGTGGGATTATTTCATTATTACTATCATAGTCTGCTAAAGTAAGCTTCTTTTCGTTTTCATCATAAAGGTTTATTTTTTCTTGCTTTATATTTGCTTTAATTAAAAATTTCTTTCCGCCTTTATATGACCTCATAACAGGACTAATAAAATCATTAATGTCATCATTAGATATATTAGCAGAATCATAAAACCATAATGATTTATTATTGCAGATTTCTTTTATAAAATAATTTTCAAGATTTTCAAAAAATTCTACAATTAGCTTGTCACTGCTATTAAATTCTAAATCGCAAAAACATTTAGTGTTTGCTTGAATAATACCTTGTTTGGTTTTACATTTAGGAAGTTGAATGTAAAAATTTTTATTGGGATTAGTATTCAATTTACTGAAATATATGTTAGCATTTAGAAGTGTAGGATTTTCTAACTTTAAACTACCAAAATCAAAATTTTCGCATATTTCGTAAATATGATTATTCATTTATTGATTATATAAAACTTTAGAAAAATGAATTTATATTTTCACGCATAAATGTAATAAATAATATACTTATTATTATTATAAATTGAAATAATGGTTTTTAAAAATATTAGATTGAAAAAATGTAAACGTGAGATTAGTAAAGAAGAAGAGGAAGAGACTACGACTGCTATGACAGAATCAAGTATTGCATATCATTGTATTAATTTTTTAAAATCGGAAGAAATTAAAAAAGAAATGAGCTCTATAATCAATCCTATTATGGATTATTTCTTAAAGCAAATACACATATATTTATATTTTTTCCTATTTTTTATATTTATTAGTTTTGTTTTACATTTAGGAGTATTATTTCTATTATTAAAATATAATATAAGATTTAAAAAGTTATATAATAAATTGAATAAATTACAATTATAGGTAATTATAGTTAATTAACAAGTTTTTATATTATTTATTTATAATATTTTATAATAAATAAATAAATTATTATTTTATTATATTTTATAATAAATTATTATATTTTTTAATAAATTATTATATTTTTATAATATATATAAAATGCAGGAGGACGAACCGATGCCAAGTATGGGCGGTAGCGGCGGATTAGACTTTGACATTCCAGGAGTAACAAGCGGAGGTAGAAGACGCGGTTCAAGAAAAGGCAAAGGCAGAGGAAAAAAAACCGGCAGAGGAAGAAAAGGCGGTTCGTTTTTAGCCGAAATAACTGTTCCGGCGGCGCTATTAGCGGCCACACAATATATGAAGGGCCCGTCTTCATACAGAAGAACCAAGAGAAGAGGCTCCAGAAGACGCAACAGGTCATCGCAAAGAAGAAGAAGAAGGTAAAAAATATAAAATATAAAATAAAAACTAAAAACAAATATTGAGAGATTTTAATTTAAAACTAAAACAACAAATTTTATTCATAATATTAATAATAATATTATTATGAATGAGCAAGCTAAGAGTTATGATGGAACTATTCAAAATAGCATAAAAACCTGGGTTGCGTTAGACAATCAATATAAAAAATTATATAGTCAAATCTCTCTATTACGAGAAGAAAAAAATAATATTGAAGAACAAATTTTTAATTATTACGATTCTAAAAATGCAAACTATCCACTAATAAATATAAGCGATGGCAAATTAAGTTTAACGCAAATGAAGCAATATAATATGCTAAGCTTTAAATTTTTAGAGGATTGTTTTAAAGAGTTTTTTACAGATTATGAAAATAGTAAGTCTATTGAAAATGAACTTATTGAGTTTATTAAATCAAAAAGAACATTTAAAACAAACAATTTAATTAAACGAACTTACAAAATAAGTTAATTTATATAAATGTATATATATAAATATATAAATATATATAAATATACATCAAACTATGTTCAAATACCTTGACAATCTAGATAAAACAAAACCAAGTTTGAATAAATTAGCTATGCTTCCTGGTTTTAATATATTAGAAAGCCAGTTATCGAATTTGAAAGAACCACTTACTTACAGCAACGAAGCTGGTTATAAAAATTCAATTGCACCAGATAAGGCTACTATAAATGAGCAAATATTCTTCAAATTATACGGTTTAATTGATTCAACAAAGAAGCAACTTAGCAAAAAATCACGGAAAAAAACACAAAAAAAATCTACACGAAAAAAATAAGTATTAAGAGACTTTGAACCAGTTAGAATTATTAAATGGACTTATTAATACATTACTAATTCTGTCTTTCCAAAATTGCACACGTTGCTCAAATAATAATTCTTTTGTTGTTTTAGGATATAAATCTTTATTTACATATGCTTTTTCGAGTTCGCTTTGTTTAGGTTTTACACCATAACAATTCGAACCTAATTTAGTATGAGGGTTAGGAACATAGCCACCATTTATACCAGGCAGTCCGCAGTCATATTTATGACCCTCTTTATCTTGTAACTTTGTCCAATCATTTTGACTTGTTGGATAAAGCCCCAACTGGTCTTTTGTCCATCCATAACTACACCAACTTGCTCCGGTTTTATGGGCCTCATTTAATTGATTGTAATTAGCTAATTCTCCGTCAAATGCTTTGCACACAGCTTTAGCATCGTGATATGTAAATCTATTACCAGGAACGTGATAAACTTCATTGGTAGTAGCAGCATCAGTAGCATTCATAGATATATCAGCTTGGTCTACTACTGATTTTATAGTTATTTCTGGGTTTTTAGAAAATAAATGTTTAAATTCAGTTACAATATTAATATTGAAAAAATACGCCAGTCCATTAACAAAAATTAAAAGAATAAATATTCCCCATAGTAAGGCCTCAATAATGTAATGTCCTCCGCTTCGATTAGAAGGCATATTTCCATAGTCGTATGAAGTGCCTAAAAATGAAAATATTATGTAATAAACCATAATAATAACAATAAGCACCACTAATACAAAAGGATTAGTGCCTAAATTATTTAAATTATTGTAAAAATCTTGCGTTATATTATTAACTAATGCCATATTATATTATTATTATATTAATATATTAATAAAATAATAATAATCTATTTTTCTATAATTCTATAATTCTATAATCTATAATTCTATAGTAATTTTCTATAAAAATAACAATATCCTTTTGCCGTGATTAACTGCGATTCACTAATTTCAGTCACATTTGTGTCATTAAAATGATACCACTTTTGATTAGAATTTTTAATATATGCAGTATAATGTCCGCCGTGACTTTCTCCATAATGATTACAAATTCCAAACAACTCATAAACATATTGCTCTCTGTTATAACCTATAACATATTTACTCAGGTCTAACCCCAATAAAGGAGTGTGAATTATATGATTTAATTTTTGATTTGAATTAGTAAATCTCTTAAAATCTACAATTAATATATTTGGTAAGCTCCAAAATTTAATGGTTTTTACAACATCTTCCTTTTTATTCGTCTTTTCGTTAAACCACGCATTTGAACCTTCTAAAAACTCATAATTAGTATATAAATCAAAGCAATCATATATAGAACATTTTTTATGTTCTGCTGGTAATGGTAAATTAATTGTACTAAATGGCTCAGGTTTAATACTCAAAATCTTATTTGAATTGTCATTTGTTATAATCAGCGAAACGTGTATTCCAAAAAATAAATCAATAATTTCAGAATAACTAGAACTATAAGTAGCTCTTATCATTTCATAACAAGTCTTCGCTAATTCATCAAGGTCGTTTTCTGTTTTTCCATCAACGCTTATATGCACCTTTCGTTGCAATGCTTCGTGAAAACAATCAAAAATAAATATTAAAAACTCTGGCAAATCATTTTGTGCATAACCTGTAAATAAATCACATTTTTTTAATGCTGCAACTCTTTGTATTGCGTTTATAAACCTATTTGGACTAATTATGCAATTTTTACTCCATAACAAATCTCTCAAATCTTTCCATTCTTTCAAAACTAGTCCATTTTCACTAGATATATGTTCTCCAACACCAGTAATCAACTCATTTAATTCATAACATTGTGATAATATTTGCATACAAGAGTTTATATAACACGTATTTCCTAAATTACATAATCCACTTAATCCCTTATTATTATATTTATCTATTAAATCGTTAGCTACTAAATATTTATAATCTATTTGACTATTCATATGCTTAATAGTTTTATAACAATATATTTAATTATATATATTTAAATATATATTATTTATATAATTTATATTATACATTTATTATATGAATGCATTAAATGCTAATGACTCTATAAATGCTAATGACTCTATAAATGCTGCGACTATGAATAATTTACTAACATTTTCAAATAATTATATACATTATTTAAATAATAGCGTTAATTATTTAAACAATAGCATAACTTATTTGAATAATGTTATGTATATGAATAATTATTATATTAATAATGCCAATGCTAGCAATGTTGCTAATGGTACTAGCAATTCTAATGTTGCTAGCACCAATGAAAACAATGCCCATTTATTTAATTATGATTTTGATGATTTTATAAAACTATCGAATACTAATATATATGCACTAATTAAGTCAAACACTATTGACTTGTATTATGGAAATATAGAAAATCCCACAAATGATAGTTGCGCTATAACACACGAAAAATTCTCAAATTGCGATGATGTAACAATGATTAAAGAATGCGGACATATATTTAATAGTGGTGCTATAAAACAATGGCTAATACAACATCAAACGTGCCCAAATTGTAGACATAATATACTAATTAATTCTAATATTATTAGCTATTCAGACCCTGATAATAATAATAAAACTGTTTTTTTATATACCAATGAATTCAAATTTTATTTAGCTTTACATATTGAAACATTATTAAGCAATGGCCTAGCAAACAATGAACACGAAGTTCAAATTATATTGTAACAGACAACGGAATAATTAAAGGAATAATATAACTAGTATTTACTATTTTCATTTGTTCTAATCTAATTTGTCTAGTTATTTTCCATTTTTTACTTCTGTAACACATAATATTTTTTTTAGCATCACTATATATTGCGGGTGTTTCTTTGAGAGATTGTTGTAAGTCTCTCAACTTCTGTGCTTCAATCTTATAATTTTCTTCTAATACTTTAATTTTTTCAAATTGCTTGCGTGTTTCAAGACATTTTTTATTAGTATCGTTTTTTTTCAAATAAACATATTTTTTTATATCTGCTGACATTTGTGCTTCATATACTGTAGTAAAATATTTGCCTCTTACATTACGCAAAGTGTCATTGTTTTTATTATTAACACCTTTATTTCCACAATATGGACAACGCGAGTCACCATTTCTAAACCAACTAATTAAACAATGTGTATGATAACTATGATTACATTCAGGTAATGTATAACATTGTCCACATTGCAATTCATCTTTACATATCATACATTCTTCATTTGCATTTACACTAATATTAAGAATATTAATGGCATTTGTTAAAGACTCCATTTTAATCTTCACAACCTTATTAGCTTATTAATCAAATAAGTTTTATATAATTTATTAATAATATTATAAATAAATTATAAAAGAAATTATAAATAAAAACCTCTTGAGAAATTATATAAAAAAAATATTTTTCTTTTTCCTAGCATTAGTGATTACTCATCTTCATCGCTGTCTTCAGATGGAGGGCTTTTGATATGTTCACTTTGTCCTGCAATATTGAATACATGCTTGTATGTTGTTCGCCAGCGTCCTTCGGTCCAATTACGGCAGTCTGCCACATTTTTCTTGATTTTGGTTTCAAGTAAAGTGTTATCCTTGCGATAACTAACAAGAAAGTCTAGCCATCCATTATGGAGACGTTCCCAGTCATTTGGAAACATTTTCAATGAATACACAATCGCACCTGTAAAGTTTCCAATAGTTTTCTGAACATTAAGATGTTTCTTGCCTTGTAGCGGATACTTTACATCTGCTTCCTCATAAATAATGAGCAATTCATCAATAACTCGCTCTGCATTGTCCCTCATTTCATTACTAATAGGCGTCATTAGAGTTTCACGTAGCTCCTCATATGACTTTGTAATACCGTTGCAAGACTTCCAACCATGCACAATTCCATTTATCAACGCAACTAGCTTGTGAAGTTCATCATAACGCTTGTCGGTGTTGTCGCATTTAATTGCACCCCACACAAGTTGCGCACGGTCAAGATACTTTCCTCTCATTTCCTGTCCGTCACTATTTGTATACTTCATAAACATCTCCTTTGTAAACTTTACCAACGGAGTATAGCTCAATGCATGAAGACGCTCGCCCGTTTTCAATGGCGAGCCGTTTTGAAATCTGTCAAAAATCATAACACGCTCCTCTGGTGTTGCTCCGCTATATTCAACAACAATAATCTCATAGTTTCCAAAACGAAATTTTTCAATTTCGCACCATTCCGAATATTTTCTATTAGATGAATCCGAAAATTCGTCTTGAATAAAGTCTTTCAATGTTGTTACACGCTGAAGACCATCTTCAAACCATTGTTCATCGTTCTCATCAGTATAAATCAAAATAGAAGGAGATGGCATATTTCTTTTGCATGAATCAATAAATAACTTGCGCTTTTGTTCAGTCCAAACATTTGCATTGCGTTGGTGTTCGGGGATTTTAATTTTATCATTAGCATAACGAGAAACCAGATACTCAATCTTACGTCCGATGTGATTACGTTCAATTGTAGACATTGTATTAAATCAATAGTTTTGAATAATTATACATTTATTTCTTAAAGTTGCAAATCAATTTTTTTTAACTACAGCCTTAGTAACCACCTTTTAATAAAGCACCAAACGGGCTCCAATAAGGCAATAGCGTGGGTTGTTGCTTTAATACATTTAATATATTTTGTGGCACGCATTTTTTATCTACTACAACTTGATACGTATAGTCATCAAACCAAGTCTTTGACATATAATAATTGCCTTTAAAACCTTTTTCGTCTCCCCAAGAATTTTCCACTAAAAAGCCGTCTGTTTTTGAATTGTCGAAATTATAGCCTTTTATAACAACAGCATGATTTGGTCCAGATTGCCTATAATTTAGCGCATCACATTTTTTCATATAAGTGTCAAACCCAAAAACGTCTTCATAGTCAAACCCTTCGCTATCTAAAAATCCGTGATCATTTGAAATATATTTATTAAAATCTACCCCTACCCATACAGCTTCTTCACTATTAATAGATTTTTTAACTGCATCCATCATTATATTGCTAGGAACATTAATGAAATTTTGCTCGGCGGCCCCTAATATATTAAATGTCATTTCAACATTATATAATTTATAAAACGGAGCTTGCTTGCACGGATAGTTTATTAAACATATTTTGTCCCGTGCTTTATATGGAACATATTTCTTGTAAAAGTTGAGAGGACTTATTTCGGCAATTTTATTAGCTTTTAAGGATTTGTTTTTATCGTTTGTTTCATAATATTCCCAAGTTATTTTACTGGGCGGTTCTCCCAAAAATAAGACCAAAATTTTATAACAATCAAACAACATACTTTCTAATAATTGTGTCTTGTTTTTCAATAAGTCGCCTTTAGACATAGTTCTAATTCTATGCGCGCATTTTCGCAAAAAGTCGTCATAAAATTGCTCTAATTCTTTAGAATTGGCGCTATGAAAGTGGTCGTTCATATTTGATTTTGGCACTATTCCATATTTTTCTATTAAATTTACAAACATATTCCACTGACCCCCATCATCTGTTACTTTATCTAACAAATTTATTAATTTTCCTAATTGTGTTTCAGATTTTAATGTTTCTAAATTAGTAGCATAACTTTCCAAAATATAATTTAAATAATAATTTGCCTTTTCTAATTTATCATAAAAAAATAAGAAATTTTGCGAAAGCTCAAAGCTAGGCTCTAACTTGTATTTTTTAATCATTTTATAGCGAATAATATTTAAAAACGCAAACAGCCAACATCTACCACTGTTTTCTTGATTTGTGATATTTGCATCTACGTCAATAACCTTGTTAAATACTTGCTTTTTATTTTGTATATAATCGCTTTTCAATATTAATTTCTTAAAATCAGACTTTGTATTTACATTTTTTAACACCTTATTTGTTTTCTTTATATTGAATTTATGCGAAAAATGTGATAAATTTTTATGTGTTATATTATTAACCATAGCTATATAAAAAATATATATATTAATATAGCGCTATATTAATATATTAAATAAACAAATCTTTTAAATATTTAATAAAATATTTAATAAAACAATATAAAGACAAAAGACAAAAGCCCTATTTACAATCTTTTAAATATTTGTCAAATAATAAACTTTTAATTTCTTTACATTTTAACTCTTCAAGTTTCTTCTCATATTTTTCCGGGTCAGTCCATTTTTCGCGTAATTTTGCTAATTCGTTATGCCACGACTGTAATGTTACTCCTCGCTTCTTTTTAAACTCGCTCATATTTTCCAAGTCTAAAGCATATAACTGCAATAACGGTTTCATAATTTGATTACTAATATAATGACTATAGTCAAGCACTAGACCATTTAGCTTAATAAAATCAGGAGTTTCTATTTTTTCGCCTTGCAAAGCCTTTTTATTACTATTCACTATATATGCATAATACATCCTATCTCCGCTAGATGGCTTATTTCCACTGTCGCGCAAACCAATACGCTCAGCTAATACCTTATGAGCAATTTGTTTAGGATTTTTGTAATAGCCACGCAACGACTTAGTCACTAATAATTTTTCAATAGGATATTCACAACCTATTAATTTACCAAGACACTCATTCAAAAATTTAACAGACTTACTAATACTTTTTTCGTTCATAATAATATTAACAATTCCTCCATATATATCTTTTACTAGCGGCGCATTGTCGCGCCGTTTTAATACAATACCCATATATTTCATTTTTCCTTTATCTGGATTGTCTTCATATAAAATGCCAACATATCGCTTTTTAGATAACAAAATCCACGGATAAAAGGTCTTTTCATATTCTAAGTCGTGAGGCGCTTTTAGAAATTTACTCGCTAATTCGCCCGCCTGCTTTGCTAGCTCAATAGTATAAACTAGCGCTTCTTTATTCACAATTTTCTCAAGCGTCTCATGATTGCGCAAATTAAATTTGAAGAATACTGAGTCGGTGTCGCCATAAACACACTGCGCTTTCACTTTTACAGTTGTTCCATTGCTAAGCGTTACATTAATGTCGTCATAACATTCTTCAATAATTGAACGACCGTAAAATAGTAATTTGCGCCCAACTGCTGTAGTAGAGGCTGCAACATCTGGCTCATAAAAAGCACTTGTTATTGCACCCATTTGGCCATATAATGAATTAGCAGTTACTTTAATACTTAACTGACGCTTATCCAAAATATTTTTCATAAATTCGTCGTTTTCCAATGTTATAAGCTTTCGCGTTGTTTTTCTAGCTAAAAGTAGGTCTTCTAAAATTGATGGCATAATTGCTTTTCCTTCGCTAAATTGCGCAAATCTGCAAATTTTATAACCAATTACAATTTTCTTAGCGGCTGCTTTTGGTGTTAATCTAACATATTTGTAAGTATCATACTTGACATCAACATATTTATAACCCAAGTCATATAAATTGTCATAAATAAAATTACCATGCTCGTCTTTTTCACCTAGCTCACCTATTAAATTATGCTCTAAATCATATTCTTTTGTCCATACTTTGCTATCGTGCGATAAATTTTCGGAAATAATAGACGAAGGATATAGCGAACTATAATCAACACATGCAACCGGTTCGTCTAAGTAAATACCTGTTTTAGGTTTGAAAACGTGAGCACCTTCATAGCCTCCGCCATTTTTCTGCTTTTTAACTACAGGCATAAGAGTGTTCTTTTCTCCGCATTTTTTAGAAACATAACTTTGCAATTTAATACCTTGTCCGCGCAATAATAAGAAACTTAGCGGAACATTGCACAAATTAGACATCTCCACTTTATCTGTAATGACGTCCACTTTTAATAATAGCCAAATAACATTGTCACAATCGGCCAAACAATATTTTCCAACTGTCCATCTATCATAATCAGAACCATTAGCAAGAGCAAATATTTCGTGAGGTGTTACGTCGTCCTTTGCTAAACCCCATTTATATTTGTAATTTGCTAAATCTAATTCTTCTGCACTGTTAATCACAAACCATTGCTCTGTTTTGTTTAGTTCAATAATTTCGTATTTTTTGCCTTTTTTGTATAAATTGGAGCTAAATCCTTGCTCGTCGAACTTAATATAACTACCCACAGCTATACCTGTTAAATTTTTAGTATTGATTTTAGTGGTATTAGTTTCGTTATTAACTTCTATACTTGTTACATTGTCACTAATAAAATAACTTGATGTAAAGTCTAATTTATTAGAACTTAATGTAAATTCTTTCCTGAAAACGACATACATATCAATAATAATGCGTCCTGCCATTTTAATAAATTTAAGATTATATTCGCCACTTGCTAAAATGATTTTATTATTTTCTATGTCTTCACAACCCGTGCGCCAATCTTTTGAAATACAAATTTCGTCTTTATTGCGCGATAATTTGAGGAATTCTTTTGCGCAATTTAATTCGAGCGACCGCTTATACATAAATTCAAAATCAAAACCCGTAATATTATAACCTGTAATAATATGCGGATTATATTTTATTATTAGTTTTGTAAATGTTAATAATACTTCTTTCTCAGTTTGTCGCTCTAAAACAGTAACCTTATTTTCTTGTGCCCAAGACTCATATTTTTCGGGAATTTTACAACCACCTTTTACAATAATCACACGCTCATATGGCTGTTTTTCGGTATAGTTAATAAAACTCATTCCAATAAATGTAATAATGTCACCTTCAAGCTCCGGAAACCCAGTATTTTTAAATGCTTCCGTTAACTCATATAATTTTGTATTATATTCACACGAGCTATCTTTAATTAATTCGATTAAAGTAGCGTTTTTTTTATTGTAAGCTTTTACTCTCTTTTTGCGCTTAAATGCATTAGTGACCTCAATATTGTTAAGGTCGCTAGCGTCGTCATCGTCTTCTGCTTCCACATCTTCGTCCTCTGCATCTGTGTCTTCCTCTTCTGATTCGCTTAGTTCTATAATAGTGTCATTTCCTGTCTTCTTCTTAAAGTTTGCTGGAATATAGTTTGCTAAATTATCAATTAAATTTTCAAAATTTAGCGCAGCCAAATTCTTTTCTTTTGGATAAACTTTGGCAATATAATTTAATTTATGATCTGTCAATTCAAACGCACTTAAAACCTCTTGCCCTAACATACTAATATCATAATTAGATCTAAATTCATCGCCACACGAATAATAATTTTCAAGGATGTTTGTAGCTAATTTTTTATAGTTCTTTATTGGAAGAGGAAAATCTCCGTGACTGCTACTCGCTTCAATATCAAAACTACAAATAGCATACTTTACCGGGGTCTCTTTTTCTTTGTATGAAACAATGTCTTCATAGTTTATACAATATTCGTAAGCACAATGCGTCGTTTTATTTGCTATTTTTTTAACTTTATGCGATGGCATTTTAATCCATCCACTTGGAACAATTTCTTTATTGTGGAAGAATTTTAATAATGGAGGAATATCTGCTTCATATAAATAGCAGTTTGTCGTTCCTTGTTCATCATTATATACAAAACCTTCGTCATTTAATGTTCTTTCAAATCCACTGTCTTTGCTTGTTGTATCAGTATAAAATAGTTTTTTCACTTTATTATATATACCCGTGTTTGTAAAGGAGATTTTTATAAAAGTATGGAGTTTTTTATTATCAAAACCATATAATTTTTGCCGCTTTACAAGCTTTAAGCTTACTATGCTGTCTTCGTAATAAGTTCCAACCTTTTTTTTTAAATGAGCTAAAAACGAATTTTTGCGCTGTTCATTCCATTGTTCATTTACTAAAATGTAGAAAAATGGATAAAAGTTTTCAATAATAATTGATGCAGTTTTATCTGCTTCATTAATACCAAATGCTTGAATAATAAACTTTTTGCTGTCTTTGTAAGGATTAAATTGAACATTCATTAATTTATTATTTTGCAATTCGGATTTATTGTGCCCATCGTAAGCATTGTAATCATATAATCTGAAAGATTTATGCTTTTCTGTAGCAACATTATGCTTTTCCGCATCATCATTATGCTTTTCCGCATCATCATTATGCTTTTCCATAGCCTACTTATTAATATGTGTATTAAATTAATTCTATATTTTTTAAATATACAATTAATTTCAATTTTTTAAATTAAGAATAACAGCTAATTTTAACCAAATAATCTAAAAGGTGTTATAACTGGTCTAGTTGTAGTTGTGTTTTGAGTTCCAGCTGCTAAATTTGCTCTCAAATTTTCTATACAAGTTTGCGATAATCTGCTTCGAGCACTGCTCCTTACTATATTAGCATAATTTTCATTTTTAAGAGTATTATTTGGTGTTGTAGCGTTATCTTTAGCCGAATAATGTTTAATCGCATTTATCTTATTTTTAATTAGAGCTTCATTATCATTACAAGTGTCACCAAGTTGATATTGTGTAACAAAACCGCGTCCATTAATAAAATTATTATCATACGGAACAATTGATAATAATTTCGGAACATTATTCATACCTATTAATCCTTGTATCATTTTTCTTGATAAATTGCTACCATTTTTTGCAGGAATAAATGTGCTATTTGTTATAGCTGTTCTAGCTCCCGGTAAGACTATAATTGCTTTTTCTAAAGTATCTATTTCAGTATCTCGCTTGATTTCAATATTATTATATGGATATAAAAAGCTAGGATCTGTTTCTGTTGCTGGGTCGTGATAGACAAAAATACAATTTACATTTTCGAAATCGCTCCCTATAGTAAGAATAAATAAATTTACAACTTGCAAGCTATAAAAATTTATTCTACTATAAGAATTGTCATAATTTTTAATTAAAGGATAATTAAAAGGATAATTCTTATTTAAATTCAATACATTCAATACATTAGAATTGTCCTGTAAAAGTATATCTAATTTTGTTGTTGTTATAAAATAGTTTCCATAATTATAACGAACATCATAATTAACAATAGATGAATATAAATCGCTCTCTATAGTAATCGCATTATTTAAGTTATAAATAGTATTATCATAATTTAAGTCTTTAAACTTAAATCGCAAAGCATTATTCATAACTTCATAACTAGCAGTAACAATAGCACTAAGGTCTTTATTATTTATTGCTAATAAATTATTCACATTATTGATAAATGGATTATTTGTGTAATACTTGTTGTTACTAGTCGTGTTATTAACGTTAGTGTTATTATTAATATTAATATACGAAAAATCTATTATTTTTGAGAGATTAAAATCAAATTGTTTTTTGTTTTTATATTCAACGTAATTGTATAAACTAGCATTGTAATTTATAGCATTGTTTATATTATTATTGTTATAATTAGTGTTTTTATAATTAAAAGTGAAATCTAATAAATAAAGGTTGTTTTTACTCGTTACTAATGTATTATATTTAGTATTAGTATTAGTATATGATAACAATGAAGCATTAATATTTTTTGAAAAAACTATTTTTGAAATATCGAAAATACTAGCATTTTTGGAAACTATATGAATATTATTATATAAGTCATATTGTGTTATACCTGTGATTTTTTTACCCAATGACAAAAATACTGTATTGATTAAACGTGTTGTATTCTTAAAATCTGGTTTAGTAATGTAAAAATTAGAACATATGTCTAATGCTCTTACATTATTTAAATATATATTGTTTTTATCGAAAATAATCTTGCTATTTGATTTTCTAGCATTCAAAATATCGAAATTGTTTGTCTTTATCATAAATGTAGTAATAGTGCTTAATCTATTATAATTAGCATAAAGTGTATTAGCGTTTAATTGAATTGGCACACCTGAACTAGTATATAAATCAAAACTATAAGTATTTACATTCTTAAAATCTAATGTAAGTTTATTATATGAACATATATTAGTATTGATTATATAAGACGAGTCCAAAATTAATCTGTTAATACTTGCATCAGTTTTAATAAATAAACTTGAAAAATCGGAAGCTACATAATTTATTAGTGATATATCAGTACTAGCATTTGAAAATAATGGAATACTTGAAAAATCTCTAATTTTAAATTTTGTAGTAGTAAAACTTATATCACTATTTGCAGAGTTATCTTTATAAATAAAATCTTTTATACTTATGTTAAAATAATCTTTGTAGTTTGTTATATTATTAAAATAATTATTAAAATAATAATTTAAATGATAAAAAGTGGTGGACTCGGTTTTCACTATGTTATTAAGTAAATAATTTTTTGAATTGTCGCTAGTGTTTAGATTTTTAATAAATAATATTTTTCTATTTGTATTATTAGAAGAGTGAATAAATTTAATATTATTTTTAATATTATTTTGCGTAATCATAATTGCATTAATAGTTGTCTGATTATCAGCACCAGTATTTTTTAATTTCTGAGATAATATTATTCTATCCTTATAATTAGTGTTACCATAATCGCGCTTAAAAAAAGTATTACTATCATTAGTATTAGAGGATTGTGTTAGAATTTGTGAGCTCATATATATATTTGTCCCATGTCTTGTGTTTGAACTAGACAAAATAATATAATCTGTTTTATCATTACTTATGCTTATCATACTTATAATGTAACTATAGATTTTTAATATTAAAACTATTTAAAATGTTAAAAATCTATTAATAAGATGTTTATGTTTATGTGTATGTGTATGTTTATGTTAATACATCTGTATCATTGAAATACCATTCTGATGATAAATAATGAGGCTTGGATTTATTAATATTACTATTTTTCTTGGTTTTAAGACTAGGTCCTTTTGATGTAATTGAATTAATTTCAAAGGTTCCAATAGAATAGTTGTAATATTTTAAGTCAGATATATTTCCTGCAAATCCCCCGTTATAATTAATATATAAATTATCGTAATTTTGTTTAACAATATTTGATAACTTGTGCCGTTTTGTTAAACTACCATTTATATATATATCAACAATATTTTGAGAGGTTGCTCTAATAACAATACCAACCCATTTTTTTATAGGTATAGCATCTACATATATGTCATCATAATATGCTTTTCCAACGCTATTATTATTATGAAATACGTTTATTCTTACTAACATACCTAATACTGGATACCTATCCATTAAGTCATCACTATAATTACGTTTTCCTTTATATAAATATACACCTGGAGCGTTATTTGGTCCAAATAATCCAGACCCACCTTCACCTACTGAATTGGGCGGCGAACCTTTATTAAATACGTGCATATAGTCGGAGTCGTCTTTATATTCTAAATTAGTAACATAAATCCAAAATGAATAAGTAAATTCAATACCTTCATATTGATTGACACTTCTTAAAAGCGGAATAGATGTTTTTGAGCCTAATGCTTGGGTAATAGTTAAAGCTTCAGTGGCGTCTTTCATACCGCTTATAATATATGGTGTTTTTGAGGGAGATAACATAATAAATAATACTTTGCTTCCAATGTAAAATAAAGACGAAAAAATTATGATTATTGCTAATATGAAAGTTAATCTTGATATCATCGTGTTAGATGCTAAGAAATCATTTAGCACGCTCTTTTTATCGCTTTGATATGGAATTAATGAACTCATATTTTTTTTTAAATTGTCCAAAACTCCTTCGGGTGGATTCATATTATTACTATTATATAATATTAATATTAATAATAATAATATTAATATTTTATAGAAAATAAAAAATAAATAATAAAAAATAAATAAAAAATAATATTAATGATTTTATTATTTTATAGAAAATAAAAATAATAAAAGAATAAAGAATAAAGAATTACAATGTAATTGTTCCCTTCTCTTTGTTATATTCGAGAAAGCTGATTTTTAATCTATATTTATTAAATATAGATGTTGCGAGTTTTGAATTAATACCTTTTTTATAAATTTTATAAGCCTCTTGCGGATTAGTAGAGTGGCCTTCATAGCGTATGCGTGTAATATATCCTTCAAAACCGGTATTGTCACTTGAACCGGTCAATTTCATATTTCCTATATATATATTTTTTTTAGATTGATCTTCATTCTGGTTTTTATATAATCCATGTAATATAAATGAATTGCGTAATTTACCGTCTAAATATACATCTAGTGTGCGAGTATCTACACTAAGAGTTAAATTGTTCCATTTTTGAACAGAAATATTAGGGATTTTATATCTTGTATAATTTGTTTGACCAGGTTGACTAATACTCTGTGCTTTGTCTAAATATGTTTCAATATCAATAAATAAATTATTTTCATATTTATCTAATGCAATATTTATATTTTTATAAACAGTAGTAGTGATGTTTGTTGGTATTGCTAATGTGCGTTTACTACTAATACCTGTTATTGGATCATCTAATCCTGGAGCAGTTATTGCAAATTCTTTATGTGACATAAATAAAATATTCTTTTCATAAGATATATTATCACCCCAATTTTCTATATAAAACCACACACTTAACATAAAATTAGAGGAGCTTGTTTCTGGTATATCTTTAGCAAATACGACATTTTTGTTACTTGAGAATAAACCACTAACACTATTTACTCCCTGAGCTTGTTCACTGGCATCACACATAACGTCAAATATTATATTTGTTTTGAAAAATAAGTTATTTAGTCCCCATACAAGAACTATTACAAGAACTATTATTATTATTATATTTACTATAGCCATTATAAATATATATATAAAAAATATTATAATGTTTTTATTAACACTAAAATATTTAATTTAATTTAATTTAATCTCTTAAATTAAATTAAATAATTTTTATTTATAAAAATAAGGAAAAAATAAGAAAAAATAAGAATAGAAATCTCTCAATTATGTGTTATTTTTTGATAAATTGTATAATAATTCGATTGTAGATGGTGTTCTTACTTTATTATAATAATAAATTTCTTTTATGCTTCCATGAATGCCGTCGCGTTCGCCAATAGTTATAGCATCCCCCTTAAAATAGGGTGACACGTCTTCTTTTGAACCTACTAATTTACCATCTATAAATACATCTATCATATTATTGTCATAATTTATTACAAAAAACAGCCATTTTTGGAACTTAGGATTTATCATCTCATATATTGTATCTAATTGGTCGCCTCTATTACTAATTGTTCTTGATTTTATAATTATTTTTTGCGAGCTACCATTATAATATATTACAGGTTTAAAACCATAATTGAATAAAACAGTATCTTTTGTATATGCTAGCGAGGTATTTTCCGGCTGTGGATTAAGATAAATATAGAAACTTAAGCTATAAGTATAATTATATGGAAATTTTTCTTTACTTACTATTGAATTAGAGTATGTTGTTTTAATATTAAAGGCACTATTTACATCATTAAATAGTGTAAATGAATGAGTTTTAATATTTGAACTATTAGCACTAGCGTCTTTTATAGAGCCAGAGTCGGAGCTAGTTCCTTTATCAATACCAATAGAGGAATTAAATGAATTTAATTGTTTTTTATATGCATCTTTATCCATATTAAAAGCGTCCATTATTTTATCTAATCTCTCTTCGTTGGGTTTTTTATCCTCTTCGACTGTGATGTTGGGAACGGTTATAGGTTTACTTAAGTGTGTATTTAAGTTTTGATATTTTCCTAAAGTTTTCTCTTCGTTTAAATAAAAAGGCCCACTACCTTGCAAAATATCGCTTTTATTAAATGTTCTTATAAATTTAAATAGCATAGGTAAAAAAATTAGTGACAAGACTAATAATAGTAATATGAAAAATAATATATAAACAGAGGAAGGTGTTAATCTAATATCATTATTTATTTCATCTGTTAAAATAACAATTAAGCAAGGAATAAAAAATACAAAATTTTTAAATATGCATAAAAAATATTTGGCATAACTTTTTATTAAATCTGTGTATGCGGGTTTTTTGTCTTTTTCTATTTCTATTTCACAATAGATTGACCCATTGGATGATGTTTTTATAGAAAAAAGCTTAGCTATTATTGCTAATACTATTAAAAATATTAATAATAGTAATATATTTTTTGTAATGTTTAATAAATTGTCATTAACTTTGTGCAAATAGAAAGTATAGTTTAATAGGAATAATGGTAAGCTAATTAGCAACAATAAGTAAAAGAAATATTTCATTATGTTAAATAGTGGGCTTGTTAATGTGGCTTTTAAGTTTGGTTTATTTATAGTTGCTGAATTGTCGTCTTTGATGTCAATAAGCTTTCTTGAGTTTTCATTATAAATACTTATATATGCTGTATCACTATTGTGTTTTTTTACAGAATCCGAACTAGATTTATCATCATCACTAGATTTCTCCTCAATTCTATTATCCAAAGGTATATGATTTCTATAAACAAAAAAAAGGAAACAATATATACTAAATGCAATTAACAATATAGTAACTAAAATCTCATATTTACTATTTTTAATAGCAAATAGATTTTGCTTCTCATTTAAATAATAAAATAAGCATAATATTAGTATAAGTACTATGCTAATAAAATATGTATAATATTTATGTGGATTATCTTTTATTTTAAATCCATTAACTGTTTTGTCTAGTATTCTTATAAAAATAGTGCTTAAAAATTTAAAAAAATCACCTATTTTTTCACCACTAGAATTGAATAGCTCTTTAAATTTTGTAACATTAGTATTAGTATCAGATGACATAATAATATAATATAATATAATATAAAACTATATAATATTATTACTACTAACTACTAATTATTCGAAAACTATTTAAATAGCGTTATAAATTTTCACAAGCTGTTTTTCTACCATGGCAATCTCTGCACAATGCTTCCAAATTATCTATAGCATTTGAACCACCATATTCAAGTTTTATAACATGGTCTACCTCAAACCACGCAGGCAATTGTTTTTGACATTGCTTACAATGCCAATTTTGAGATGCCGCTACATATTTCTTTTTTGTTTCACTTACGCTTCGCTTAGTAGAAGTATTTCCGGAATATAAAATCTTTTGTTGCTGTTTTGATAAATTGTGATTTGGATTTGAAAACGTTACTGATTTGCGATTGTTAGGATTATTGTATACGATAATGTTATTATTTAATTCTTTTGAAATAGAGCTCGACGTAAAATCAATAATTGGAGTAATAATACTTGCAGTATTTCTATCAATAGGTAAATATTTTATATACCCATTTGAGTTTGTTACAAAGTCTTTATAATTGTTCGGATCTTTTTTTATATATAAATAAATACATAGTCCAACAAAAGCGAAAAAAACCATTTTATAATATTTTTCATATTTCTTTAGTTTTCTAAGTAACTTACCTTCAAAATATGTATTGACTAATACCAAAACTGTTATTAATAAAATAAGCAATTCTAGTTTCATAGTATTACTATTATTTAATATATAAATATATTATTAGGATTAATAAAACTAACAATACACTTCCAAAAATATATTTGTGCCTATTTTTCTTTTCATCATTCTTTTTAAGTTCTTTTAATTTATAATTTTCATAATAGTTGTTTAGAGCATCATAATATGATACTTCGGGTTTACCTAAATAGCTATTTATTTTATTATGTATAAAATGTGTCCATTTTATAAGTGATTCTCGTGAGTCTAAATAAGGTGTTACTGGATATGCGTCTAAGAATTTACTAAAGGTATTTCCTATTTCGGGGACAGGTATAAATAATGGCAAATTTGTTATAAAGTCATAATATTTTTTTTTTGTGCTCTCATTTACATTTAACGGATATGACAAAGCAATTGTATATAATACAAACCAATAATGAGGACCCCAAATAATAGGGTTAAATATGCTACTATTGGTCATAATATTTTTTATATTAATATAGATTTTATATTAACAAATGTTACTAAAATAAAATGTTACTAAAATAAAATGTTACTAAAATAAAATGTTACTAAAATAAAATGTTACTAAAATAAAAAATAATATATAAAAACATAATTACATTATAATTAACAATCTATAAATCTATAAATTTATAAATGAATACAAAAAAATTTATTTTTTGTAATAATTGCGGTAAGCTGGGTCATTTATTTCATCAATGCAAAGTTCCTATAACAAGTATTGGCATTATTCCAATAAGGATTACAAAAAAAGTAAATCCACTAACAAATACATTAGAAAATGATGTTGAGATTTTCATAATAAAACGTAAAGATACATTATCGTTTGTAGATTTTATGCGTGGAAAATATTCCATAGAAGATAAAAACTATATTACAAATTTATTAAATAATATGACTGTAAATGAACGACAATTTATATTAAACAATGATTTTGATAGTATATGGCAATATTTATGGAACTATAACACCAATAATTCTTATAAAAATGAGGAAAAAACATCTAAAAGTAAATTTATTAACTTAAAAAATGGCTATTCAAATATTTTTGAAAGCTATGATTTAGAAAGTTTGGTGAATTTATGTGATAAAAAATACATTGAACCCGAATGGGGCTTTCCAAAAGGACGTCGCAATTATCAAGAAAAAGATATTGTGTGTGCCCTTAGAGAGTTTGAAGAAGAAACTGGATATGAAAAAAAAGATATTGCTATTATTAATAACATTGTGCCATATGAGGAAATATTTAGCGGTTCTAATTATAAATCATATAAGCATAAATACTTTATTGGTATAATTAATAACAACTATATTCCTAAGAATAATTATCAAATTTATGAAATTACCGAAATTAAATGGGTGTCTATAGACAATGTATCTAATTATCTAAGAGAATATAATTATGAAAAAAAAAATATTATAAATTATTTAAATAATTTATTAAAAACTTATAAACTATATATTTAATATATAGTAAATGAATATATTAAGTAATTTATTTAGTTCGAAAAAACCGGAACAAAATAAAGAACCAGAAGCAGAAGAAGCACAAGAGGAAGCAGAAGAAGAAGCACAAGAGGAAGCAGAAGAAGAAGCACAAGAGGAAGCACAAGAGGAAGCAGAAGAGGAAGAGGAAGCAGAAGAAGCAGCAGAAGAAGCAGCAGAAGAAGCACAAGAAGAAGCAGAGGAAGCAGAAGAAGAAGAAGAAGCACAAGAGGAAACAGAAGAAACAGAAGATGCAGAACAAGAAGCAGAAGAAGCAGAAGAAACAGAAGAAGCACAAGAGGAAGCAGATGAGGAAGCAGAAGAGGCAGAAGAAGCAGAAGAAGCAGAAGAAGCAGAAGAACAAGAAGATGCAGAAGAAGAAGAGGAAGCACAAGAGGAAGCACAAGAGGAAGCACAAGAGGAAGAGGAAGAGGAAGCAGAAGAAGCAGAGGAAGAGGAAACAGAAGATGCAGAGCAAGAAGCAGAAGAGGAAGAAGAAGAGGAAGAGGAAGAGGAAGAAGCAGAAGAAGCAGAGGAAGAGCAAGCAGAAGAGGAAGAGCAAGAAGCAGAAGAGGAAGAAGAAGAGGAAGAGGAAGAGGAAGAGGAAGAGGAAGAGGAAGCAAGAGAGGAAGCACAAGAGGAAGCAGAAGAAGAAGAGGAAGAGGAAGAGGAAGAAGAAGATGAAGCCGAAGAAGAAGATGAAGCCGAAGAAGAAGATGAAGCCGAAGAAGAAGAAGAAGAAGAGGAAGCAATAGAAGCAGAACCAGAATATGAAGAACCAGAAGAACCAGAAGAACCAGAAGAACCAGAAGAACCAGAAGATGAAGACAAAGAAGAAGAAGAAGATGAAGCAATAGAAGCAGAACCAGAATATGAAGAACCAGAAGAACCAGAAGAACCAGAACTAATTGAGAATACAGACTTAGGCGAAGGAAAAAAAGTTGAACCACAAGAGACTAGTTTAGAAGAAGAGGAAGAGGAAACACCAGAAGAAGAAGAAGAAGAAGAAGAAGAAGAGGAAACACCAGAAGAAGAAGAAGAGGACACAGAAGACGTTGTTTCAAGTATAAAACAGCCCGAAACAAAAGAAAAGAATAATTTATATTTAGCCTCACTATTTAGAGAGAATATAAACAAAATAACTATAGACAAATCAGAGTTAGAAGGCCTAGAAAGTGGTGTAAATACAAAAACAGATTTAAAATATTATTTAAATGCTTTAGAGTTATTAAATGCAAAGGAGTTAAAAAACCCGCTAAATAGTAATTATAAATATTTATATCCTCACCACGATGATGAATTTTTCAATATTAAAATAGCACACAATAAAGAGCTTATGGAAAATAAAATAAAAATAAATATTGACACAGATTTTGAAAAGCAAGCAAATGAAATATGCAATAAGGCTTTTGAATTAGCACCATATCAAAAATTTATAAAAAACTTTTTATCAATACATACACCATATAATGGTCTTTTATTATTTCACGGACTAGGAACAGGAAAAACGTGCTCAGCAATAGGGGTAGCAGAAGAAACCAGAAAATATTTGCAATATATGGGCTATAATGATAGAATTATTATTGTAGCCTCTCCAAATGTGCAGGAAAATTTTTATTTACAATTATTCGACGAGTCTAAATTAGAGTTGCACAATGGATATTGGACTATTAATAATTGCGCAGGTCAAAACATATTAAATGAGATTAATATATTGCAAAAAAATTTATCACGTGAAAAAGTGATAAAAATAGTTAAAAACATTATATCAAATTACTATTTATTTATGGGTTATACACAATTCGGCAATTTAATAATGAAAAAATCCAACATTACAAATCAGTTATTAACCGACGATCCAAATAACACTAAGCGAAAAATGCTGATTAAAAAGAAATTGCAAAAATATTTTAATAATAGATTAATCATAATTGATGAAATACATAATATACGCCAGTCTAAAGATAACAGCAACAAATTAGTGTCCAACGAATTGATGAATTTAGTTAAAAATGTTGACAATTTAAAGTTGCTATTTATGTCAGCAACACCAATGTTTAACGACTTCAAAGAAATCATTTTTTTAATAAATATTTTAAATATTAACGATAATAGGTCAAAAATAGAGCTTAAAGACGTGTTTAACGGCGACGGAAGTTTTGTTGTAAATAGTGCAGGCGAGCAAGTTGGTCTCGAATTGTTTAAGAGAAAAATAAATGGCTATGTTAGCTATGTTAAAGGCGACAATCCATTAAGCTTTCCATTTAGAATATTGCCAAACAATTTCTCAGAAACTAGAAGCATATTTAATGCCAAATATCCCGAATTAAAAATCAACGGTGTTAGCTTAAGCGAAAAAATAGAATTATTTGATATATACGTAAATCAAGTGTCGCCTTACCAAGAGTTTGTATATAATATTGTCCTCAAAAACAACATATCAAAATTCGACGAAGAGAAAATTAATGCAATGGAAACATTTGGATACACATTATTACAAAAACCATTAGAAGCGCTAAATATGGTGTTTCCTAATAGTAAATTAGAGGCTTATTTTGACGAAAAAATGACGCTCTATGAAAATATTCAAGATGTTATTGCTAATATTAATCTTGAGGAAATAAACGGACTTGTTAACATTAGAGATATTATTGGTAAAATGGGCATAAATAATATAATGAGCTATGAAGAAAGTCAGGCACCAAAATCAAGATATGGCTATAAATTTAATAGCGAATTTGCTACAAGTGATATATTTGATTATAATGTAATAGAAAAATATAGTACAAAGATTAAAGCTATATTAGATTCTGTTTTTAATTCGCAAGGTCCAATTATTATATATTCGCAATTTATTGACTCGGGTTTAATACCGCTAGCATTAGCATTAGAAACAGCGGGATTTACTCGCTACGGAACTAATAAATCTTTATTTGCTAGTCCTCCAAGCGAAGAATTAGATGTAAATACTTATAAAAAGAAATCGGAATTAGAGCAAGGACAGCGTTTTAGAGGCGCAAAATACGTTATTATTAGTGGAAACAGCAATATTTCTCCTGATATAGTGGGCGATTTAAAGGCTTGCACTGACACAAATAATATTAATGGCGAAATAGTGAAAGTAATACTTTTATCGGCAGCAGGAAGTGAAGGATTAGATTTTAAATATATTAGACAAATACATATTTTAGAGCCTTGGTATAATATAAATAGAATTGAGCAAATTATTGGCAGAGCAATTAGAACGTGCAGTCACAAGGACCTTCCTCTTAAATTGCGAAATGTGCAAATATATATGCATGGCACATTGTTAAATAATAATACTGAGTCGGTAGACTTATTTATTTATAGAAAAGCGGAAGAAAAAGCGAAAGTAATTGGAACAGTTACGCGAGTGCTTAAAGAGCATAGTATAGATTGTTTACTTAATTATGAGCAACAAAAATTCGACGAGAAATTTTTGAATAAAGAATTGGCTATTACTCTTTCTAATAACTCTTCAATTAACTATACTATAGGCGACAAAGCATATAGCGCTCTTTGCGATTATATGGCTGAATGCCGATATTTTTGTAAGCCTTCTAGCGAAGACTATGACAAGATATATGGCAGAAGCATAAAAATAAATAGTTCGCTATATAATGACACATTTTTGAAAACAAATAACGAAGTGCTTACAAAAATGTTGAGAGATTTATATAAAGAAAAATACTTTTATACTAAGACTGACATTATTAAGCACATTACTGCGTTTAAAGATTATCCACTAGAACATATAAACAACGCGCTCGATGAGCTAGTCAATAATGAAAACATATTTATAACAGATAAATATAATAACTCGGGAAAACTAATAAATATTGATACTATGTATATTTTTCAACCGGCCGATTTAAACACTGATGCAACATTGTTTGAGCGCACCAATCCTATACTAACTAAACCTAATGAATTAAAGGTGAATATATCTGATTCGGTCCGAATAGACGACACCGATACACAAGCACAAGAAAAAACGGGTCTAACTGCAAAAGAAACAAAAGACAAAAAAACTTCACAAATCAAACTATATGCAAACCCCGATTTAGACGGTTTGTCAAATAGCAACATAACTTTGATTAAATCGCTTATAGCAGAATTAGAAAATAATTACAAATACATAATTACGCATTTTCAGCAAGTAAAAGGGGCCAAACCTATTAAAGATAACAAATATTTTTATTATGGTAAAATAATGGATATTTTGAGAGCAAAGAAAGAATTAACACGTGACGAAGTTCATAGGCTAGCAATTCATATATTGCTTGATGACTTGGATTATAATAAGACGGTGCTACTTGCTATTTATTTATTCAATGCTAGCTACAACGAAGAAACCGATTTTAATAAGCAATTATTGAATTATTATAATTCGAAAATATTGAAAAGCACTAATGCTAAGACACAAGCTAAGGCTTTGCTAATACCGAATAAAAGCGAGTTTAGGGATTATACCTTATATATGATAAAAAATGTAACTAAAAGTAAAAGTGAAAGTAAAAGTGAAAGTAAAAAACCTGATAATGTGATTTTAATTATTGGTGAATTTGAGGACTATAATGATTTTGATAAAGTTATTGAAGCCAATAAAATACCTAGTGAAAGTCTATCTGATGTTTTAGGAATTTTAGCAGTTAATAAAAAAATAACAAAAGAATTAGTTACAGAATTCAAAATAAAAACTGCAACAAATAAAGGGGCTCGTTGTGATCAAGCAGGAAAAGCAAATACTGAAAAGATTTTTACACTTTTAAACGTAAAAGAAGATGTGCTTAATACATTAAAAGCACTAAATCAAACATATTTTTGCGCTGCTCAAGAAATTTACTTTCGATTATACGATATGCGTAAAAATAATGGAAAACGGTGGTTCATAAATCTCTCTGATGCACTAATAAATAGTCTATAATCTATATTTTTTCCATAATATAAATAATAAATAATAATAAATAATAATAAATAATAAATTAAAAAAATTATATAAATATAATTATTTATATAATTGAAATAATTTTAAAGATTAAATTATTAATATATATATTAGTATACTATGTCTAAAATACAAACTCGGAAAGCTATTCCTAATAAAGCGGTTTTAGATAATTCGCATATATTTATGCGTTCATTATTAACACAAAAGATTGTGTTATCTTTTAATGAAATAAACAATAATATTTATAATATTTTAGAGGCCAAAATCAAAAGTTTTAATGAAAACAAATGTATTAAAGAGGGGTTTATTAAAAACAATACTGTTAAATTATTGACCTATTCTAGTGGTGAATTATTTGGCAATAAAGTATTATTCGAGTGCGTATTTGAATGTTTAATTACAAATCCGGTCGAGTCGATGATAATTAATTGTGTTGCTAAATCATTAACTAAAGTAGGTGTTCGTGCTGAGTTAGTCCTAGACGATGGTTCTAGTCCCTATATTATTTTTATAGCTCGTGACCATCATTACAATAATGAAATGTTTTCACAAATAAAAGAAAACGATATTTTACAAGTTAGAATTTTGGGCCAACGTTATGAGTTAAATGATAAATTTATTAGTGTAATTGCTGAGTTAATAAGTATTAATAATTATGAAACGCTCAAAAATGATTTGGAAACTGACGATTATTTAAAGCCTAAAAATAGCGTATTACAAGATGAAAATAAATTACAAATTAGAGTTCCAAAAAGTCTTGCTCAAAATATTAAAAATTATAATTTATAATAATAAAACATTATAAAACATTATAAAACATTATAAACATTATAATTTATTATTATATTAAAAACTATTTTTTAATATAATAATAATGAGCGTTATAATTAATAGCACTAGCGTTGAAAATGAAAACGAAAACGAAAACATTACTATGAAAAATAATTTAATTGATTCTGGAAATAATGAAAATAATGCGAATTCAAGCGACTTAAGTAAATTGTGCAAAGCAATTGAAGTCCTTGAAAACTTTCACCACATTGAAATAGGTAAAATTTTAAAATTAAATAATGTTTATTTAAATGAAAATAGTAATGGAATTTTTGTCAATTTAAACAAAATCTCATATAAAACATATCAGGAGATTAATAATTATATTGATTTTGTTAAAAAACAAGAAAATGAAATTAATAAAGATGAAAAATTGAAAAGAAATTTGCAAACAACTTATTTTAAAGATAATAAAGACAAATAATACTATTTATTAAATGTTAGCTCTTACTAAGGAAGAATTAATCAAAAACATTGATTTACACGAGTTTAAGCAATATATGCTATATGAATTAAATTATAAAGAAAATGTAGTGCCACTAGCGAATAGCACAGCGAATAGCACAACTAATAGCACAACTAATAGCACAGCGAATAGCACAACTAATAGCAATGCACTAGTAAGCACAGCCAATGTTCCAAGAAGTCAAATACAAATAAAATATACAAAAAAATTTAGTAAATATTATGAACCAATCAAGATTAACAATTCTAAAAATTTTGCTGATAAATTATTTTGGGTATTTTATAAGCTATTGCATAATTTTGCAGACAGCGATTTAGAAAATATTAATTCATTCAAAACAATGAAAGATTTCAAGATTGCAAGCGTAGAAAAGCTTAGGCTTCAAAAAAATATTTTGAAAGAATTCAAAATACAAAAAATGGTTGTGGAAGATGATTTAACAAATAATGAGAAAATCAGTTTTAAAACCTTTCATGCCTTATGTGTATTATATTTGATAAATGTAATTGTAGTGCGTGACAATAACACATATTGTGTGCTATGCACAAATAGCGATGAAAGCGTTATTAATTTGAAAAATTATAAGCTAATACAAATTTCAAATGTTAAAATTAGTGATACATTCAATAATTTTGATGTGCAATTAGTTACCCATTATAGCGAAGAGCAACTTCAAACATTATTAAAAAATTATTACAATATTGAAAATATTGAAAAACCATTAAAAGCATTTAGTAGTTATAGTTTAAGCGATTTAACAACTATTGCTAGTAAATTAAACATTACTATTTATGACGAACACGGTAAAAAAAAGAAAAAGCAAGAGCTATACGAGAATATATTAAAACAATTGATTTAAAGACAAGTCGCACAACTAATGGGGGGACTTTTTCCGGTTTTTTTTGTTTCTTTTTTTCTTTTGTTTTTTTTGTTCCCTTTTTTATCAAAATTGATATTACTACAATATTATTAATTAATAAATAATAAATAATAAATACTATTATATATTAATTATGAGTAAAAGCAGAGTAACCAATAACACACAAGAAACACTTAGTGGCGAGCTTAGTGAGAAATTTGTAAAATATATTGACATATATTTATCCAGTTATGCGCGATTTCCTGAAAATATGCACCCCGAATTTGAAATTCGCTTTGGAACAAAAAAAATTAAAAATATAAATAAGGTAGAATTTTATAATATTATAAAAAGCCTCCTCAATTATGATTTTAAATTAAATAATGAAAGTTATCAGTTAAAAATTATGAATGCCAGCAATATGTCTAATATTAGAACACAAATAACCGGACTACCAAACATACAAAGCTATTGCAAATTAAATAATTTTTCTGGAATTTTGGACGAGCAAAATCTCTCTTTTGTTCAAAAAGACTATTTTAAAAATGACAAAGTTGTGCTATATCCGCTAGATTTCGACGATTATAATTTTCGCGTTTGTTATCAAGTAGAGCAAAACTTTGCACTAACTCATTCTTCCATTGAAGAACTAAAAGATAAATGGAATTCGATTAAAAAAGTATTTAGATACATTAAGCGTTACGAATACAAACACCCACAATTGCCATTCTTAGTTCATTGTAGTATTGTAAAAACATCCAAATCACAAGATGGCAGATTTATTGAACAATACAATATTAAGGATTCGGAAGTGTTTAATTCATTAGAGAACTTCGAAATAGAGATTGAATTAAATAATGAATTTATTAGCTTAAATAAATTAACCGCTAGCAAAGAATTTTTATATATTAATTTGCGAAAAGTTATTAAATATATTTTAATTGGATTGCAAGAAACCAATTATCCTGTAACAATTAGCGAGCTAGTTAATATGAGTCAAGAATATTTGAAACTAATAAAAGGCTCCGAATATAAACAACATATGACTATTAATGTTAAAGACCATATTGGCCCTTCTTCATCCACTTTACAAATGATTAATCTACTACCTGAGTCGGAAATAAACGATACTAATAGTTCTATTCCTAATATTAGAAACAATTATACTGTAACAGATAAGGCGGACGGAACTAGAAAATTATTGTATATAGCACCCGATGGGAGAATATATTTTATTCCTAATACTGTAAATTTACAGTTTACAGGATGCTATACTGAGAAAAAAGAGCTTTATAACACTATTATAGACGGAGAACACGTTTTACATAATAAAAAAGGCGAATTTATAAATATGTATGCTTGTTTCGATATATATTATTTAGGTGGCAAAAATGTTACAGGACTACCATTTATTAAATTACATAATCAGGCAGTTGTTGCTATTGCTAATGCTAATGCAGATGCTAATGCAGATGCTAATGCAGACGCTAATTCTAAAAAAGAAGATAAAGATAAAACTAAAAGCATTAAAGAAAATACTCTTGCATATCGTCTTAATATATTAAGTAGTGCTATTAAAATAATAGAACTAAAATCAGTTACAAACAATCCAAATATACATCTTAGAATAGTTGTCAAGAAATTTTACGGCACTGCTATATTTGACGGTTGTGCTACAATTTTAAATAATATTAAAGAAGGATTATACGAATATAATACCGACGGATTAATTTTTACACCCGCAAATACCGGTGTTTCAAGCACCCAAACCGGTATAGTCGCTCCAAATTATAAAAATACGTGGGTACAATCGTTTAAATGGAAACCACCCGAATACAATACTATTGATTTCTTGGTAAAATTTAAAAAAAATGAGTTTGGAGCAAATTATGTAGGCACGTTAAATAGTGAAGGGCAAGATTTAACTTCATATAACCAAATACAGAGCTATTATACATTAATATTAAATGTTGGATTTGACGAGAAAAAACACGGTTACATTAATCCTTACAATGATATTATTAACAACAGCATTAAGCGTTATAATAAAGATAGCTATGCAAATAATTATAAACCAGCGCGCTTTTATCCTACTAATCCTAATGATGTAAATGCTGGATTATGTAATATAATGGGTAAGTTAGACGAGTCTAATAATCTCAAAATTTATACTGTCGAGGGCGAAGAAATCGAAGACAATACTATTGTTGAGTTTGCTTATAATGTTGCTAAACCCGATTTCTGGAAATGGGAACCTCTTCGCATTCGTTATGATAAAACAAGCGAATTGCGCTCTGGAGGTAAAAATTTCGGCAATGCTTATCACGTAGCTAATGCAAATTGGCAATCAATACACAACCCTGTAAGCGAAACAATCTTAACAAGTGGGAACGGTGTAACAGTAAATAATGATGACGATGTTTATTATAATAAAATTTCTAAAACGTCCGAAACGAAGTCGCTGCGCGATTTTCATAATTTATATGTTAAAAATATGTTGATTACTAAAGTAGCGAGGTCGGGTTATTCGCTAATAGATTATGCAGTGGGTAAAGGCGGTGATTTACCTAAATGGATTGCTGCTAATCTTAATTTTGTGCTGGGTATAGATGTTAGCAAAGATAACATTGAAAATAGATTGGACGGTGCTTGCGCGCGCTTTTTAAATTATGCGCAACAATTAAACATTATTCCAAAGGCGCTGTTTTTACACGGAAACAGTATTTTAAATATTAAAGATGGGTCTGCCTTTTACGATGATAAATCAAAACAAATTAGCAAGGCGCTTTTTGGTGAGGGCACAAAAAACGAAGTTTTATTAGGAAAAGGCGTGTATAACAATTATGGTATTGCAAGTAACGGATTTAATGTTAGCTCTATCCAGTTTGCTATTCATTATATGTTTGAAAATGAAGCAAAATTAAACGGATTTATTAAAAATGTAAAAGAATGCACCGCATTAGAAGGCTATTTTATTGGAACGTGCTATGATGGGCAGAAAATCTTCAATATGTTAAATTCTTTAAAAATCAATGAATCTATTAGCATATTTAAAAATAAGAAAAAAATATGGGAGCTTACTAAAAAATTTGAAGCTAATGATTTTATTGACGATGAGACATCGCTAGGTTATGGAATTGATATTTATCAGGAAACAATTAACAAAACCTTTAGAGAATATTTAGTAAATTATAAATATTTATTGCGAGTTATGGAAAATAATGGCTTTGTATTATTAACAGAAAGCGAATATAAGCAATTAAATCTACCTAATTCAATGGGTAATTTTGAGCAATTATATAATTTTATGAAGATGGAAGTGGAAAGAACTCCGTATTTGGCGAAAAAATTAGGCAGTGCATTAGATTTAAGCGACGAAGAAAAACAGATTTCATTTTTAAATAATTATTTTATATTCAAAAAAATAAGGAATGTTGAATATGACCCAGATGAACTAGTAAGCAAAAAACAAAATAATAAAGAACGCGACGCTGTCAATGCTTCTATTAAAGAATTCGATGATGTTGATAAAAATTTGGAAACAACTATAAAGGAAAATATTGATTTAACATCTAAAAAATTAGCTGAAAAATATTTGCAAGAAAATCAAACTTTAGAAGATGCACTGGTTGAAGGAATGAAACCATCTGTTAAAATTAAATTGTCTGTCGATGAAAAAATAAAATTGGCAGAACAAACAAAAAAACTTAAACTTGAAGAAAAACTAAAAAGCCAACAAGAAAAGCAAGCATTAAAAGAACTTGAGAAATCTAAAAAAGCAGAAAATAAGGAAAAATTAAAAAGTCAAAAGTCAAAACTAACATAAAGAAAACTAACATAAAGAAAACTAACATAAAGAAAACTAACATAAAGAAAACTAACATAAAGAAAACTAACATAAAGAAAACATTAAATATTTATATATTTTTTATAATTATATAAACATTTAAAACTAGTATATGTTAGTAGCAAAAGCAAATTTATGACATATATTAACTTACCTAACTTGAACAACTTAAATTTAGATTTTAATATTATTTATAAAAATGATAAAACGCATTTAAAAAACAACTTAGAAAACAATGACATTTTACTGTGTAACTCATTACATTATTATTTGCTTATTTTGAAACAATCTATAGACGAATATTACGAGTATTGGGATATTATGAAAAAAATTACTAATCCATATGAATATATACATACTATTGTTCCTAATCATAAATGTTCGCTATGTAAATATAAACCACTATCTAGATCTTTTTTTAAAATGATTGAAATGATAAATACATTCGATTTTTTAACAGATAGAAATCCAATACAATCATTTCATTTGGCAGAAGGTCCTGGTGGATTTATTGAAGCTTTTAATTATAAAAGAAAAAATCCTGCTGACATTTATTATGGTATGACTTTAATAAATGATAATAGTAATATTCCATCGTGGAAAAAAGCCTCACACATATTGAATTCTAATAAAAATATTAAGTTAGAATATGGTGCCTCTAAAAACGGTGACCTATTTTTAAAAGAAAATTTACTTTATTGTAATAAGAAATATGCTAAGTCTATGGACTATATAACAGGTGACGGAGGTTTCGATTTTTCATCGGACTTTAATAATCAAGAAGACATATCTTTCAAATTAATATTGTCGCAAGTTTTTTATGCACTAATTATGCAGAAAAAAGGCGGTCATTTTGTGTTAAAGATTTTTGATGTGTTTAAAATAAAAACTGTAGAAGTAATTTACTTATTATGTAATTTATATGAAAATGTATTTATATTTAAACCGAATACAAGCAGAAGTGCTAATTCTGAAAAATATATTATTTGTAGAAATTATAAGAATAATAATAAAAGAATAATTTCAAATATTATTGAGAATTTTGATATACTAATCAATCAAGTTGAATCTATTCATAGTTTATTTAATATACATTTTAATCAATTATTTATTACTAAATTGCAAGAAATTAATGCTATTTATGGGCAACAACAATTAGAAAATATTAAAAATACGTTGGGTTTAATACGCGAACTAAAAATGTTAAATATTGAATATAATTTACTTAATTATAATAATTATAATGGAATTCTGAAATATTTAAATATATCAAATAAAATATATTTACACTCCATTGAAGATAATCACAATACTAATACTAACATTGATAATATTAATAATATTAATGGTAATAATGATAACAATGATAACAATGATAATATTGATAATATTAATGGTAACAACGGTTGTGAGGCAATTGAAACATTAACTATAGAGGATAATTTAGATATTGATTTAGTAGATTTTGAACATTCTATAATTAGTACTAATTTTAAGACTTCTAAAGAATATAATATAAGCGCAAAAGAAATTCTTGTAAATAAATATTTTAATAAATTGAATATGCTAATAAATATTAATATGCAAAAATCTATAAATTGGTGCAAAAAACACAACTTTAGTGTAAATAAGGAATTTTTAAGTGAATAAATTTTTAAGTATATAAATTTTTAAGAGTTTATTTTAATATGTTAATTCGTTTGCGACGAATATTTGATTTATCATCTATACAACCATAACATAGTGGAGATTGCAAAATTTTAGTTAGTTCATTGCATTCGTCTAACGGCATAGTAGCCGGACAATTATTAATATTTGATTTAGTAGCAACACAGTCTCCGCAATTATATTTTAAACTTGCAATTCGAGCACTTGATGTTATTGGACCTTGAGTTTGGTATTTAGTATTAGATGGATTAAATTTAATAGCACAAGCACTAGCATTATAACAATTCATAGCTAGCCCACCGTTAGCAACAGTACTGAGAGGTAGATTTTGAGTAAAGGTTTTATTATGTTTATATAATAGTTCTTTATGCGACGATGAATAATCATTAGAGAGATTTGTAGTAGCTGATTTAATTACTAGCGCTGACGCATGTAATGATGTACATACTACTTTATTTAAAGACGGGTCATAAAATTTGTCACTAAACAAAGTAGTACAATCAACATTGTTTTGTATATATGTTAATACACCTGAATTTGTTTCATTATTTTTTAAATTTTGTGTTACAATGTTATTTCCGGGCTTGTCCATGCTTCCTATGAAAGAAAGATTGCTAAAGGTATTTTCTTTCGAACTATTAGTCACATATTGTTTTCTATAATGCCTTATAGGGTTTGCATTAAATTTGTATTTTTTTACCGGACATTCTTCGCTCCACGGAGCAATTATATTAGTATTGTCCGGTATTTCATTTTTTATATTTTTAGGAATAATTGTTACATTGTTATTTGATGAGGCTTTCCACGATATATTTGGTTGTAACTGAGTAAAATATAGTTTCATTTTATATTATATAAATAAATAATATAAAATTAATATAAAATTATTATAAAATTAATATAAAATTAATATAAAATATATGAAGAGAAAAATACAAACTAATTTTAAAAGTTATCAAAAAATATTGCTACTAATATTAATATTGCTAGCAACACTATTATTTGGTTTCATTAATGGTTCTTATATTACTGTTGAAGGGCTTCTTATTAAAGTAAGTGATGAAAGTAATGAAACATCAGTAGAACATCATAAAGCAGCAGCTAAAGAAAGAAGCAAAGGCGATGCACAAATGTCACAACACCAAGAGAACAACAATAAAATAAATGATGCTATAAATATATAAATAATGTATACTATTTATTAACTATATATATATAGGTTTATAATATATTAATATATTAATATATTTTAAATACTTATATATATATAATTAAAATGCCTACTGCTGCTGAAATTGCTGCTGCTGCTGCTGCAAGTGCTGCTGCTGCAACTGCTGCTGCTGCTGCAAGTGCTGCTACTGCTGCTACTACTGCTGCTGCAACTACTGCTAGTTCAAATATATGTATTTCTGATAAACCTTTAGGTATTCAACATCCATATTCTTATTGTGTTAAACCAAGCGAGGAAATGGTTCCCACTGATTTTACACAAGGAGGACTTAGTATGAACAATACAGGAAAAGTATTCAGTGGTATATTTAGTTATATAGATTATTTGACATTAGATGCCACTCCCGGAACAGCTGATGTATGTAAGGATAATGTCAGTAAAGGAATTATTGGTAACAAATATTTTCTAAAAACAAATATAAAATGTAGAGCAATAGATGCAACAGGAGCTACAATTTCAGGTGACCATTATTTACACAAATATATAGATAATGCTAGCACTATAGGAGGTTTATTAACAGGTGGAAGACCTCAAAATGATGTAAATGGACTGATTCCATCAACCTTTGCAAGTGCAGGGAAAATTGGCGGTAATGTGATGGATATAATGACTGCATTTTCTGGAGACACTAACCCATATTGTATGAAAGTTAATATGCAATGCCACATAATTAGTTCTGAAAATTCCGCTACCAATTATAAAGGTTTTAGTCCAGATGCATATTTGAGTTTAGACGATATAAGAGAAATTAAAGATGAAACGCTCTTTAAAGATAATATAAAACCTAGAATACCTGATATTCCAGAAACTACTACAGAAGAATTTACTACAATTACACCTGATGCGAATATTAATAATATAATTAATAATATTATATATCAAAATAGTGATAAAATACAAAGTGTAACAGAGCTTGAAAAAGCAATAAACCAAATTAATTTTCAAGATGAGTTTTTAATAAAAACATATTATGTTGGGTTTTCTATTTTATTAATAATTATAATATTCAAATTAATAAATAAAAAATACTAAAAAATACTAAAAAATACTAAAAAATACTAATACTTAATTTATAAAATTATATACTAAATTATTTGCATTATTATTTGTAATTTCACCAGCTAAAATACTATCTTCGTATAATTTTCGCAATACATCATTTGGTGCCTGTGAGCCTAACTTTATAAGATTTTTAGTGCGTAAATAATTTTTTACTTCTTGAATAGGTTGTTGCTTTAATTGACTAACTTCTTGTTTAATTCTTTTTTGTGTTTCTCTGTTTTTAATCAATAGACCTATATGTCTAGCACCGTTCTTTTTTCCTAAAGTATATTTATATGTTCTAGTTGTTCTATTTATTTTTGGAATATGTAAGCTAATAGTATCATCTTCTGATGATTTTAATATTTCTGACTCTGTTGTGCTAGTTTCCGAGAGATTACTAGCATCAGAATATACGCTAGGTTTTGCTTGTAACTCTTGTGATTGTATTTGTATTTCATTTAATCTTGTTAGTTTTGTTGGCTTAGCTTGTAACTCTTGTGTTTGTATTTGTATTTCATTTGGCTTTATTTGTAATTCTTGAGTTTGTATTTGTAATTCTTGACTTTGGGGCTTAATTTGTAGCTCTTGTGACTCAGTTTCTATACTAGTAATTGGAGTGACGTTACATTGATTATCTAATGTTGCAGTTTTACATTCATAATATTTATTATTGTTTAAATCAATGATTAGCCTTTTTCCGGAGCCCTGATTATTATTTTTTTGTGTTTTATTTAAATCTTTTAATGTAGGCTTAGAACCGTTTTTTAAGCAACCATAACTAGGCTGTTTAGCATTATTATACATAATGCTATCTTTTGGTATTTCTATATTTACATCTATTGCTGATGTAACTGCTTTTGATGTTTTGTTACGTTTTTCCTTCTTTCTTTTTGATAGGTCGTGTAAAAATGTGAGAGATTTATTAAATTCTCTCTCAAAATCGCTATTTTCAAATTCACTTTTGTCAAATAAATTATTTCCACTTGCTAATTCTTCATTATTCTCTCCTTTATGTGTTTCTAATTCCTGTTTTTTTTGATAATCTTTTACTCTTTTTAATAATTCCTTTTTTAATTTATTACTTTTTAATGAGTTAATTTTAGTGTCTAGTGGTTTTATTTTTCGCTCTTTTTTTTTTAAACTTTTTTTACTGCCATTAAACTTGAATAATTCTGGATTTATTGTTAATATTTTTTGTGTTGACATACTTAATTTTATATTATTATTTAAAATATTGCTAATATTTTAATTAATACTAATTAACCAAATTTTATAAAAAATTGATTTAATTATTATCAAATCTCAATATTTCATAACAGTTATGAATTCTGATATCCCTAAATCGGAGATGGAGGTTCCTTCTAAATCGGATTCGGTTCCTTCTAAAGAGGAAGCGGAAACTTCTAAAACGGAAACTTCTAAATCAGAAATTCCTTGGATTCTTATTGAATCGTATTTTAAGCATAAACATTTAAAACAGCTAGTTAAGCATCAATTGGAGTCATATAATTATTTTGTAAATAATCAAATTCAACAAACGATTGAAATGTTTAATCCGCTATTAATAGTTTCTGATCACGATTATATTAAAGAACACAATTTGCATAGATTAGAAATTGAAATTACATTTGAAAATTTCTCAATATATCGCCCTCAAATTTATGAAAATAACGGTTCAACAAAGATTATGTTTCCACAAGAAGCCCGATTGCGTAATATTTCATATTCGTCTGCAATGACTATTGATTTAAATATTAAATATACTGTTCGCAATGGCGAAAATTATAAGAATGTTTTAAATTATCAAAAGAAGATTAAAAACGTTCATATTGGAAAGCTGCCTATTATGTTAAAATCTGATTTGTGTGTGTTAAATCAATACAAACATTTAGACCATAATGAAACAGGCGAATGCTATATGGACCCAGGAGGGTATTTTATTATTAACGGCTCAGAGAAAACTTGCATTAGTCAAGAACGCGCAGCCGAAAATCAAATTTATTGTTTTAACATCGAAAAAAATAACAATAAATGGTCTTGGAAGGCCGAAATGAAATGCATTCCTGATTGGAAGTGTATTTCTCCTAAACAAATTACGATGTATATTGCATCGAGAAATAACGGATATGGAAACGCTATTTATTTACAAATTCCGCGCATTAAAATTCCTATTCCATTATTCATAATTTTTAGGGCATTCAACATTATTAGCGATAAAGAAATTTGCGAGCTAATTATGTTAAATATTGCTAATGAAAATATGAAAAAAATGCTGTTTGCACTAAAAGCATCTATTATTGATGCTAATAAATATATGACAAAAGAATCGGCTATTAAGTTTATTGTAAATAACGTAATTTATACACCTATGAATATGGATAAAGAAACCGGTTCAAAGAAGAAATACGACTTTGCGATGGAAGTATTAAGCAATGACATATTTCCTCACTGCAAGACAGAAACACAAAAAATATATATGTTAGGCTATATGACAAATATGTTACTACAAACCTCGTTTGGTTGGTTGCAAGAAAGCGACCGTGACTCGTATATGAATAAGCGCATCGATTTAACAGGACCTCTATTAAATAATTTACTACGTAACTATTTTAATAAACTTGTTAAAGATATGAAAAAACAAATTATTCGTGAAATAAATAGTGGTTCTTGGAAATCGAATGATGACTATGAAAACATTATTACAAAAACGAACATTTATAAGATTATTAAGTCTACTACTATTGAGCAAGGGATAAAACGCGCCTTAGCTACTGGTGATTTTGGTATTAAGCAAATTAATAGCAACAAGGTCGGCGTTGCTCAAGTGTTAAATAGGCTTACCTATTTATCAAGTCTAAGTCATCTTAGGCGAGTCAATACACCTATTGACAAAAGCGGAAAGTTAGTCCCTCCGCGACGCCTGCACAATTCGACTTGGGGATTTTTATGCCCTGCAGAAACACCAGAAGGGCAATCTGTTGGTGTTGTTAAAAATCTTGCGTATTTATCGCATATAACTATTAATTCTAACAGCTCAGGACTTTATGATTATATATTACCTATTATTCAGTCACTCGACACTTACGACGGCTCATATAAAGATTTAGACGACTATGCTAAAGTATTTATTAATGGTTCATGGGTTGGGATTACAAATGACCCCGAAAAGGTGTATATTAACTTAAAGGATAAAAAATATAAAGGTATTATCAATATTTATACCTCTATTATATTTAATAGCAAACTTAAAGAAATTCGAGTTTGTAATGATGCTGGGCGTATTACGCGCCCATTATTAAAAATTAAACACAATGAAGTGCTATATACAAATTCGATTATTCAAAAGATTAAAGATGATGAACTAACTTGGGATGATTTGGTTGTAGGAATTAAGTTAGAAGACTCAATTATTGAGTATGTAGATTCATACGAACAAAATAATGCAATGATTGCTATGAAAACTTCTGATTTAGCTAATAATAATTGCAATAGCAACAATAGCAACAACATTTATCATTATAGTCATTGTGAAATTCACCCAAGCACTATATTTGGTATTTTAGCATCGTGTATTCCTTTTCCTGACTCTAATCAATCACCTCGTAATACATATCAATCTGCTATGGGTAAGCAAGCTATTGGAATGTATGTAACTAATTATGACAATCGTATGGACAAGACCGCATATGTATTAACATATCCGATGCGCCCGCTTGTAGAAACGCGTATAATGAATATTATCAAATTAAATAATATTCCATCTGGTCAGCAAGTAATTGTAGCTATTGCTAGTCATAGTGGATACAATCAAGAAGACTCTTTATTATTTAACAAGGGTTCTATTGACCGAGGCCTATTTTTAGCAACCATTTATCATACAGAGAAAGATGAAGATAAAAAATTATTTGGGACAGAAGAAGTCAGATGTAAGCCAGATAAAACCAAAACAAAGAATATTAAATTCGGTAATTATGATAAATTAACTTCGCAAGGAATTATGAAAGAAAACACGCTAATTGAGGACCGCGACATTATTATTGGTAAAGTAATTCCGATTAAGGAAAATAAAAACGATTTTACAAAAAGTGTAAAATTTAGCGATGGTTCTATTTCGCATAGAACACAAGAAGAAAGTTATGTAGATAAGAACTATATTGAAACAAACGGAGATGGCTATAATTTTTGCAAAGTCCGTATTCGTAACTTTAGAAAGCCGGTAATTGGAGATAAATTTTCAAGCCGTCACGGACAAAAAGGAACAATTGGCAATATTATTCCTGAAGAAGATATGCCTTTTACAGCAAGCGGATTAAAACCGGATATCATTATTAATCCGCACGCTATTCCAAGTCGTATGACAATTGCTCAGTTAAAAGAAACGCTACTAGGCAAAGTTTTACTCGAAATGGGATTATTTGGTGATGGAACTAGTTTTGGAGAATTCGACATTTCTAATATTATTGATAAACTCAATGATTTAGGATATGAATCAAAAGGAAATGAGCTAATGTATAATGCGCTCACTGGCGAACAATTAACAATGAATATATTTATTGGACCTGCATTTTATCAGCGTCTTAAGCATATGGTAAATGATAAACAACATAGTAGATCTATTGGTCCTATGGTTAATTTAACTCGACAACCTGCTGAAGGTCGTTCGCGCGATGGTGGTCTTAGGTTTGGAGAAATGGAACGCGATTGTATGATTTCACACGGTGCCTCTCGATTTACAAAGGGGCGAATTTATGATGCCTCTGACGCATTTAGCGTATTTGTATGTAATAAATGTGGATTGATTGCTTCATTTAATAATAAAGAGCATATTCATTATTGTAATACTTGTGGAAATAGAAATGATTTTAAATATGTTGAATTACCATACGCTTGCAAACTTATGTTTCAAGAATTAATCACTATGAACATTGCTCCTAGAATTATGTGTGAGTAAATTTGTTATTTAAACAACTATTTATAAGATTAATAATTTAGTAATATTTTTTTTTATTTTATTTATAAATATTTTATAAAAATAAAATATAATATATATATTAATAATATATTATGATATTTGATAAAAATTCACTGGGCGGAAAATCAAATATTGGACAGCCTATGTTACACGGATCTATGGATGGAGGCGGTGATAGAGCATTAAGTCGTAAATATTTATCGCGCGCTTTTGGTAATATGTATAATAGTGGTCTTAACTCATCTCCATTAAATTATAATAATAATGTATTAGGTCCTTTTAGAACTGCTTATAATGCTGGAGATGTTATAACTAATAATAATGTTCAAACAAATATTATTTACGGACGAGAGTCTAACCAAGTAGGTGGAAATAATTTATCAAGACTACAAGTTAGAGGTGACGGAATAAGTGGTCAAAATGGAACCGCTATGTATTCTGGTAATCCTAAATTTGTTCATGCAGGGTCAGATTACATAAGATTTAAGAAGTTACAAGCATTAAATAAAAACTTTAATGATTGGACTTATGGTGGTGCTGATAATTCTCAAGAACAACACGCTATTAATAGAGTTAGAAAATAATTTAGTTATAAGTAATATATTTAGTATAATAATTAAATTAGGTAATTTATAATATTTATAATATTTATAAATATTATAAAATGGAGCAAATGTCTAATGAAGAAGTTATGCCAGAAACAGAAGTTGCTCCAGAAACAGAAGTAGCTCCAGTTCCAGAAGTTGCTCCAGTTCCAGAAGTTGCTCCTGAAACAGAAGTTGCTCCTGAAGTAGCTCCAGTTCCAGAAACAGAAGCTGCTCCAGTTCCAGAAACAGAAGCTGCTCCAGTTCCAGAAGTTGCTCCTGAAACAGAAGTTGCTCCAGTTCCAGAAGTAACTCAAGAAGTTGTTCCAGTTCCAGAAGTTACACCAGAAACACAAGTTGTTCCAGAAGTTGTTCCAGAAGTTGTTGCTCCTGAAGTAGCTCCATCTCCAGAAGTTACACCAGAAGTTACACCAGAAGTTGTTCCAGAAGTTACACCAGAAACAGATGTTGTTCCAGTTCCAGAAGTTACACCAGAAACACAAGTTGTTCCAGAAGTTACACCAGAAGTTGTTGCTCCTGAAGTAGCTCCAGCTCCAGAAGTTACACCAGAAACAGAAGTTACACCAGAAGTTACACCAGAAGTTACACCAGATGTTGTTCCAGTTCCAGAAGTTACACCAGAAACACAAGTTGTTCCAGAAGTTGTTCCAGAAGTTGTTCCAGAAGTTGTTGCTCCT